TTAAATCTTCCTTTAGTTGACCAACCGCATCTCCAGTCGTTTTCGCATCCGCAGCCATGCCGGAGATGGTGAGGGTAGTATCAGTGCCAGCCAATGCGTTAAGAGTATTGGCGTTCATGGGAGTGCCTTCCACGATGGGCTCGTCGTTGCGAATCAGTGTGACGACCTCAGACGTGCCGTCTAACTTTTTCATAGTCCAACGGCCCGGGTATTTTGCTTTTCGGTCAATAAACTGCATAGTAAGGTTCACCTCCACAAATTGGCTCGGAGCAGTAAAGCGTATAATCTTTGGCTATACTTTCGATGTCAGAAAGTATCTTTTCGACCTGATTTATCACACCAAATTTCATAGAAAGGGATTTCGGCACATCCGGAGTAGAGCTTGTTCCGCTGCATTTTGAGCGAATGGCTTTCACGCTGGCTATCCAACGATTGGAGTCCTCTGTGGTAAGATAGCTGTTCGGACCCCATTCGGGGGTAGACGTTCCGGCGAAAGTGATTGTTCCAGAAAAAATCATTTTGGAATCATCGCCATAGTAGGCGCTGCCGTGTGCAATGTCGATGTAGTCGTTTGCTACGACCCAGGATGGCTCGACAGAGGGCGGGTAGAATTTGTTGGCGGCGGCGAAATAGAGCTGGTATTCGACACCCTTTTCCAACACGATGTTGCCCATGTCCAGCACTACATCGTTGTAGCCTTTGACAAGGTCGATGGACTTGTCTACCAGAGCGGTCTCGGTGCCGTACTTGCGTAAGACGGTGCGCATTTTGCCCGGCATATAGCCCTTGACGCGGAATCCCAGCGAGCGGAGCGACAGGCCCGCTTTCTTAGCAGTCAGCGGCATGAAGAACTCGGACTTGGAGGGATAAGTGTCCCACGCGGGGATGTCGCCGGAAGTATTGAGCGCCGTCACGACCGAAATCGGGTCAATAGGAAGTTTCACTCCGACAATGTCAGCAAGCTCTTTCATGCCCTGTTCGATTCGTGCATAGTCAGTGTAACTGAGCGCTCCTTTCATGCCGGAGGCCCATTCTTTCTGCTCCTCCTCTGTCCATGTGCCACTTCTTGCCTTTGCGGTCAGTTCTTTTACCCGGTCTACATCTGCCTGCGTCCGGTCAGTAATCCACTTTGCCATACAATCACCTCTTAAAAAATCAGTTTGCCGTCAGCGTCAATGGAAAGAGACTTTGGGACGGTAAATGCGGGGTGAACGACATTGTCATATTTACGAGGACCCTCGTCATTCGTAGCGTAAGAAATCGTCTCTGCGTTAGCATTCACTTGTAACATAGAATCATACACAGCGTATGCGTCTACAAGTTTGCTGACCAACAGAGGTCGCCAGTACTTGTTGGCACTTGAGCTTGTGCCAGCAATATCATAGAGCATCTGAAGCGAGTACAGGTAGGGAGTTCTTGTCCAGATGGAACGCCCTCTCTCAGAACCTTCTATGTCGGAGGCAAGCATTGCTTTCAGGATTTTGGATGCATTCTGCAATGGAGTGCCTTCGTTGTGCTTATAACTTGGGCTGCTAGTCGTCCAATTCGGGGCATCAGAACCTTCCGTGTCGTATCCAAGCTCATGGTTGGAAAGAAGGAAAACACTTTCGGCCATCGTGGATACCCTGCTGCTACCAGAGCTACAGTAAGAATCGGAGAAGCCCGGGGTGTAGTAGATGGTTGTCTTGTTGATAGCTTGCTTTTGAGCGTAGCTGAACGAGTTGAAGTAGTCGTTGTTGAGCCAGCTACTTACGCTACTACTGGCGTAAGTAGACCATGTAGAATCCCAAGCCATGATAGCCGCGTAGTGTTTTCGAACCAGAAGAGTTCGTCCGGCTCCATTCAGCTCGCTTTCGTAGTCGTGCTTCGCAACGATGAACTCAGCCACGTTGCCGCCCTCGTCCATAAGAACGGTGTCGCCCTCTGCAATATCAAACAGGCTGTACGATGTTGTAATGAAAGAACATTTCGCGGAGACGTTGCCCACAAAGGCAGTGACAACAGCCTTGCCCGGGGCGTTCCACTTGACTTGACAAGTGGATTTTCCCTCTGCGTTTGTCAGAACATGAAGGGAGACAATTCCTTCGGGAGAAGCTGCCCAGTTGATTTTGGGAGAATCAATAGTAGCGGGGGACAGGGTAGCGGAAAGAACAACGGAATCACCCCAGTCAAGCTGTTCGCTGACATGGTCAAGAGACAAAGCCTGAGCATCTGCCATCATGTACCCCTCTACAGTACCTTTGAAGCACCCATTGAAGGTGTATTTTGCATTGGTCACCAGCAAAACGGCATCGTAATTGAACTGATGGTGAATCTTTACCATATCAAGAGCGTCAACGATAGGGCTTGCCCGATATGTAAGAGAAGCCTTGCGGCGATTGGAAAGGACTCCATAAGACTCCGTAAGGGCATTTCTGGATTTTGCGAGAATGTCCTTTGTGAGCATAACATTGCTCAGCGTCTGGCTCACGCCTTTGCCCGAAGGGCTTTCGGGATAAGCGTAGGTAACGCCACCTGCGGTGGTCACCACATTGAGCATATTTTGAGCAAAGGTGATTTCCGGCCAAGAATAATTGTTCAGCACCGGAATATCCAATACCGAGTCAGAGGCGACAGAACCGTACACACGGTTAATCTTTATCACGCCATCGCGAGTCTGGTACAGAGCCATTCCGGCAGCGTTTGCCGCAAGCTGCAAAATATCGGAATTGTGATAAGAAGACCCATCGCTTGTGATGTCCGTAGAGTAGTCTTTCAGTTCATCAGAGATTTCTGCTGTAATTCCGTCTGCCTCGAGCTGCTCCAGTGCATCGTAGCACATCTCATAGAGCGTGCCGTATTTTCTTCCGGTGTATTTCGTGCTGGACAGATACAGGAAAGCGTCTCGCGCCTGAAAGGACGCCTCAATGCTGTTAGAGGGAACGCTCCACTCCGACAGGAAGAACATTCCTCCGCTCACCCATTCGGTCTTTCCGTCAACATCCATTCCATAACGAACAGTGACAGGCTGGCGCTCATAGATGTACTTGTAAATTCCTTGAGGGTTCACAGAGTCCCATGTACGGTCGCAGTCATCAAGGCTAAAGGAAATCGACTCCTGAGAAAGCTGCCCGGAGATAGGGTCTCTTGCAGAAGAATGGCTGTAGGACAAGATTTTGGTCTTGTCAAACACCAGATACCTTCCGATTTTCACTTGTTCGACCCTTACTCGGCGGTTAGGGAGACACCACTTCAGCACCTCAATCTCTACGGCATCAAATCCAGAAAGCTCTACATCAACATCAGAACGGACGGATTTGTTTCCATTTACGGTCACAGTTTTTAACCTGTTAGTCCCAAGATATGCGCTGACCGAAAAATCTGTAGCGTATTCTTCAAATACCGTAGACCAGCAAATTGAAACGCCGGGAATCGAGGACTTGCTCTCACTCGGAAGCTCAAGCCGGATAACAGGATGGTTTGAATCGTCAAAAATCTTGGCGCTCAAAAAACCGGTAGTTCCATAAGGAGGGGAAGAAGGAACAATGTCACAGCTTCCGTCAAGAACAGTGAGATTAAGTTCTCCTGTGGAATGCCTCGAAATGGAAGCGTTATTGGAAAGCGCAATACTGTGAAAGGTGGAGAACGGGGCTGCCGATGACGTGACGATGGTAGCTTTTTTGTTGATACCCGGCTCAGTGATTCCACAGGTAATCTCTACAAAAGATTCCGGTACGAGGGTTTCATTAAATTTTTCTTTCCACTTATCGGAGACTTCAACCATGTGTCATACCTCCACAAGAGAAAGTTTGCACCCTGTCCATCCCATCACGCCACCGGTTTTCGGCCCTCTACGCCACATGCCGCCGGTGCGGTCGGAGACATACATCTGACGGGTGGTATAACCAGCTGTGGCTTGGTTATAGAATTTAACAGTGCAGTAAAAATTCGTGGTAAAAAGGCTCAAGATGTCGGCCCACTGCCGTGCGGTGAGGTAGTTCCATGACATGGAGACCTTTGCTACATCATGCCGCACGACAGAACCAACGACTTTACCCTGAACATTTCGGCCAGAGTCCACGATCGTGCTAGTCGTTCCCTCATAAGAGGATGGTTCCGGTAGCTCTACGCCATTCACCGTAACCAGTGCAGGAATATTGGCCATCTGAACCATCCTTTCTTAGTAAGAGTAAACTTCGGTACCCATAATAGACACACCACGTTCTTTCTGGGTCTTTTCAACAGAAGCGGTGAGCTGCTTGCCATCAAGGTACACTCTCACATCTCTTCCATCAGAGATTTCCTCTCCATACCGCTGCCAGATGTCGAGGAATGCATTGTAGCAGCCGTTGTACACAGCATCTCTCATCTCTTCGGAGTTTCCACTTGCGGCAGAATAGGTGCTGCTATACGAACCAGACCCATAGGTGGAGTCATAACTGGATGTGCCAGCGTACTGAGAGCTGTCGCTATAGTTAGAACTGCTGATACTGCTAATAATGCCTGCGATAGCAGCGGCAATCGCCGCGCCACCGGCAACCATTGCCCAACCGGTAGGAATGCCAAGCACGGACAACGTGCCACCGATTGCTTCCAGCATGGCGGTAAAAGCGCCGCCAATCGTAGTAATCAAACCAGCTACGCCAGCAAGCATTTTCGGGAACTGACTCAGTAGGCCACCAGACAAGCCTTTACTGATTGCAAGCGCCGCGGTCGAGAGCGGAGTCTTCGATTTGGTGAACACGCTGGTAATGTTCTCGACCATCTTTGCCGTATTTTGTGTGGCAGCGCCAAAATTCTGAGTCAGTGCGCTCACCAGATTTTTGCCAATGGTAGCAGCGGTATTCAGCAGAGAAGAAGCTTGACTTTTCAGTTCTTTACTCAGCCTGCCAAGCAAATCGTTTGCAACGGACTTGACGCGTTTACGCTGCTCATCGCCCATAGCGCCCCAAATGCCAGCGGCAATGGTAGTGCCGACCGTTTTCCAATCTCCGCTCTGTGCAGCCTGAATGAAAGTTTGCGCCGTGCCGAAGAAGTTGGTCTTGAGGCTGTTATCGAGTTCGGCCCACTTAGAGTCTAGCCCGGAAATGATGCCGTTGACGTAGCTTGCACCACAGTCAACGCCATAGTTCGCCATCTCTTCGCCCTTGAGCTTAGTGGCGTCTACGAGTTTATTCATAGCATCGTTGACATAGCCGAGAGCGCCGGTGATACCGTTTGCAAGGCCTTGGTTAATGTAGATACCAAACTGTTCAAAAACTTTGGAAGGGGAGTGGATGCCGGTATCTGTCGTGAACTTATCCAGAATAGCCTTTGCAAGTCCACCAACAGTTTTCTTTGCATTCTCAATGCCTTTGTTGATACCATCAATCAAGCCCTGAACGATGTTTTTGCCATAGTCCAAAAATTTTGCGGGGAGATTTTTGATTGTATCAACCAAACTGTTCCAAGCCTTGTCCCAGTTTTCTTTGAACCCAGCCCACTTCTGGCTCCACCATTCGCCAACGCCGACAAACCACTGCTTTAGGCCTGCACTCGCTTGGTCAAGCGCCTGAATTGGATGCTGAACAAACCCGGGCAAGCTTTCCCATGCAGTCTGAAAATTAGTGCTGAACCCTTGCCACTTTTCATTCCACCACTCGCCAACGCCGACAAACCAGTTTTTTAAGCTCTCGCTTGCCTTGTCGAGAGATTCTGTAATTTTGTCCCAATTTTGATAAATCGCAATTCCGGCATCGGTCAGGCCACCAATAATCAAACCAATCAGCGCACCAATGCCTGTGCCAATCGGGCCTCCAAGAGAGCCGATAATTGCACCAATGCCTGCGCCAGCCATTGTCGAGCCAAGCGGAATCAAAATTCCGTTTAACGTGTTTAAGCCATTTTCGACAGCATCATAAACGCCAGTTACAAACATAGGTATGCCGGTTACTATTCCGCCAACTGCCGCTCCAATAATCGCGCCAGCAGTAGAGCCGCCAGCTGCTTTAATGGCCGCCCCAACAGCAGTATTTCCAAAGCCGGTCACGATAAACTGAGCAATTCCTTTACCGAGAATGGCTGCGCCTGTAGTTCCAATCAAAGCGCCAAGAACAATTTCAGCGAAATTCTTCCCATTTACGCCATTTTCAATCGCATCTTTAATGCCTGTAATCTCAAGGACAACGCCAACCGTAAAAACACCAAGCCCCAAAACAATGGATTTCAGTGCGTTCATTTTTGAGATAGCGTCCACAATATCCGTAATAAGATTTGTGAGTTTCCAAGCGGCAAGGGCGGTTGCCACAGTCGCTATAAGAGGAAGCATACTTTTGATTTTCTGCTTCATCTCATCAATAGATGTGCCAACATAGTTCTTGAACATATCGTAGCCGGACAGGTCTACATCGCCTAAGATGTTGCCAGCAGATGCGCCGCTGCCAGAGCCAGAGCTTCCCTGCGTGGGGTCAATGATGTTCAGTTCATCAAAGCCCATCGTGTAGTCCTTGAGGGCTTTTGCGGCTTTCTTGGTGGAGTCTGCCGTGTCATCCATTGCGTCACCGATACCGCCAACGCTATCAGCACTCTTGGTGAAATCAGTGAACACGACCTTAACACCCATCAGCTTTGCCACCCACTCAACGAACTCTCGAATGAGCTGTACGGCGGCAATCAGTGGGGGGAGAATGGCTTTCAGGGCAGGGTAGAGCAGAGAGCCAACAGACTTTGCCAGCATATCCAGCTGAGCTTTCAGGATTTTAATCTGGTTCGCAGGGCTTTGGATGGTCTGTGCAAGGTTGCCCTGCACATTGGCAGTCTGCTTCATAATGGCAATGTAACGCAGAACCGCCTTATCTGCCTGAGACAGACTAGAAACCTGCTTGTTAAAGCCCAAAGCAAGAAGCTCCTGCTGTAACCGCGCCTGAGACAGGTCAACGCCCAAACGGCGAATAGGCTCGATCTCGCCAGAGATTGCGGAGGACATTGCGGTAAAGGTTTCTGCAACATCCTTGTTCCAATAGGAGCCTTCGTCATAGGCAAGCTGGGTCAGGTTCTTGGACAGAACGTAAGCTTTGTCGCTGGTCAGACCAAACGAAGTACCCAAGCTCTGAATGGTAGCCATGTAGGTCATCGCTTTGGTCGGGTCAACGCCAAGCAAGCCCTGCATCTTGCTAATGAGTGTATCGGCTTCACCGCTCAAATTGCCCATAGCATTATGGAACAAGTCTGTTGCTTCATAGAAGTCGTTAAACTTCGCAACAGCGTTGCCAAGATACTCAGCGATAGCTTTCAACGAAACCAGCTTTGCCATGTTCCGCATAAAGCCGTTCATCTGATTGGACAGGCTGAGATAGCTCTTGCGCTGCTTTTCGTTGGCAGCAGTCACACGGTTCGCCTGTGTGACCACCTTGCTCAACTGCGGTGGTAGCTTTGCAAAGGCATTGCCTACTTTTTCAAGCTGAGATGCAAGGGGAGTAAGGGCGGTAGCTAGTTTTTGACAGGCTGTAGAAAAATCGTCCACCGTCTTGCTATCTAGTTTCTGCGCAAGGTCGGGGACTTTATTGAGTTGGTTCAGAACGCTTCCGAGATTTTTCAGATTGCTAAAATCCAAAACAGACAGCGGAGCAAGTCCGTTCATCAACAGCCGAGAACTTTCAGCGAGCCGGGTATAATCCGCTTTATTTGCTTCAGACACTGCTTTTGGAATCCGGCGTAAAAGGCTCACAAAACTACTTAATCCCTCCGGCGCAGTGACGGCAGGAAGATTGTTAAAGCCGTTCAAGACGGACTTGACATCGTCAACGTCAGAACTAATGCCCTGCACGCCGCTGACCGCTTCTGGAATTTTTTTGATTGCATTGATAGCACTTTTCAGACCTTTTGGGTCTTGAACGCCAGCCATAAGGTCAAAAGCATCTGTAACATCGAGCATGGTATCAACGCTATCAGAAAGAGTACCCATGCCAGTGAGAGATTCTGGGAGTTTGGCGATGCTTTTTGCGAGTGTGTTGATACTCTTTGCGCTTTCGCTTGCGTTGACCTTTGCAATACCCTCGATAAAGCTGGTGACCTTTTCCAGACCGCTAAAATCACCCTGTGCGGACTTGAGTGCCGTCAACGAATTGGTGAGCTTATCCAACCCATCAATTACCTTCGACACGTTACCCTTCGTCCGCAAATTAGAAATGGCGGTAGCGAGCTTGTCGATATTAAGCTCTGCGCCTTGCGATTCCGCAGAAATCTCTACGGATAAGCTCGTAATATCAACATCAGCCATCACTACCACCATCACTTTCCATCATAGAGAACATCATTCTCTTGATTCGCTCCTGCGCCTCAACTGCGCGTTGGTATTCATACTCGTCTTTCTCCTTTTGGGTAAGGGGAATCGGTCTATCCATGTACTTGATGGGGCTAGACCCTTTCTTTCGGAACATATTGCCAACCGTAGAGGAAAGCGCAGATGCCATGTAAAAGCCATTTCTCCACGCTTCTGCGTTGGCTCTGCGTTCCCGCAGCTCCTCTGCGTCACGGTAGACCTTCGCTAGCCAGACATCGCCGTACCAGAACTGGTCGTAGGTCATACCGATGGAGATGTAATAGGCTTCTACATCGTGGAACAGCTTGGAGAAGGAGAATGGCTCCCCCTCTTCATCTGTTTCCTGAGATTGTGCGGTTACACAATCTCCCACGTTGCGTTTTTTGCGGTCTTGTCCTCAGTGTCAGTTGCCAGCAGAGACTTGGAAGCGTCCATGAACATCTCAAGCAGAATGCCCATCAGGTCTTCCTTCTCCTCGATGTGCTGGAACATCTCGTCAACGACCTTGCGCTTGATGCCCTTGTTCCGTGCGATGAACGCACCGTAGAACAGGGCACGGGAGTTGGACAGCAGATTGGTCATCTGAGTGTACTGGCCAATCTGAAAACCTGCGCGTTCGGTGGCTTCCACGCTGTCACGGGTGAAAGTCAGTTCGTAAGTGTTACTGCCATCAGGGGAATGAAAGTTGATAACCTTAGCAGCCATAATAAATGCTCTCCTTTATAAATAGGGGCAGAACCAAATCCGTTGTTCAGTTCTGCCCGGTTTGATTGATTCGATTTTTGCGGTTTAGCCGCCGTTGACAGTCAGGGTCTCGCTGAACTCAGGCTTCTTGGTGAAGATGCAGTTGATGGTCATTTCCACAACCTCGTCCACGCCGAAGCCGGACAGACCAACCTGATGCATACCCTGCCAAGTGAAGCCAGAGCCGTCCTGCATCTTCAGGGCGTAATACTTCACGGTGTTGCTCTCGGAAGTCTCATCGTAGCCAGCTTCCTTGACCTTCTTGTAGTCAGTCTTGTTATAGTTGGCGGTGAAAGACTTGGTATCACTCTGGATGATGCCAAAGATGTTGACCTGCATAGGGTCAGACAGGGTGGTAGCATCCAGAAGGTTAGGCTCGGAGATCAGATCGGGCACATCCTTGATGTCGCACAGCTTCGTCAGAGCGGTTGCGCTGTCGCCACAATACAGGGTGGTATTCAGGCCGGAGATAGCAGTACTCATAGAATGTTTACCTCCTTAGTTTCGGTAAATCATTCCGTCCTCTCCGATTGTTGCCCCATAGCTGCAATCAATCCGATAGACGGAATTGTTGTACAGCCCATTCAACGGGGCAAACGACTTGCGATAAAATTTAAGCGGTTCAAGAACAGAATCCACGATTCCAACAATGGAACGTGCTTCTGCAATGCGTCCGGTGTCCTTGTTGGAGTAAACGCGCACACGCAGGGAAACGGCAGCGTATTTGCTGTGACCAGCAGAATCAATGTGTACAGGAAGATTGCTGTTTTCCTCTATCTGTACACATGGAAACTTCTTGACGTTGCTGTCATTGATTTCGCCAGTAACGAAGATGCCAGGCACTTGCTTTCGCAGTTCCTTAGCAACAGCCGTGAAGATAGAATTGAAATAATCGATCAACTATTCCAAACCTCCCTCCACGTCGCTTCGACCTGAGAAGCCATTTCCTCAACAGCTCCCCACATAGCCATAGCTGGTTCATTACCGCTGGTTACGACTAGCGTTCCCTTGTTTTTGTACATCACGGTGTTGGCATCATTGCCGGGGTCTCCGTAGTAACTCCAGTGGTCACGCTTGCCGTTCCCTTTTCCGTAAGTGCCGTGTTCTCCAACACCAGCAGGAAGCTCGCCGCCATAAGCGGAATGCGCTACGCCAGTGCCAAACTCGATAAAGGCAACTGCCTTGCCCTCTGCAACGATAGTACAAGTCTTGTCTTTTTGGTTAATATGGCATTTCACGTCATTGGAGCCAGAATATTTCGCATTGGCAAAACGTATCTTTGCAACTTCAAGGCCTAACCACGAAAGGCGAAAAGCAAGTGCTTTAGCCTTTTTGTTCAGGGTGGTCTTGTACTCCTGTATCTGACGTTCCGCATCACGAAGTCCGGCATCGCTCAACCTCACTTTAATTTTCACTTGCAGCCACCTCTTTCAGCGCATACAGTGTGTCTGTGATATGCTCTGCGACCTTGACCACGATGTAATTGAAGGGCTTTGAAACGTCTGTCTGAAACCAGACGTGCGTACCTTCATAAAGCGGTGTGTTGTGCTTTTTGCTGGACGAACTTACAACGTAGCTGTAATCCGTGAACGCTCCAAAAGGGTTTGCTTCCGCAGAACCAGTAGGAGGGCTGACGTTCAGCATCAGTTTTGCGGGGTCGCTCCAAGATTTGTATGCGGATTCGCCAGTCTCGTTTCCCCACTCGTCCACAACAGGCGTTTTCTCGCCGACCGGGTTTGAATACCACAGCGGGCGCTTATCCAGCGGGCTTCCATTGAACATCAGCCGATAACACCTACTCTCGGAACCACTTCGTTAAGCAGGGACTGTGCCACATCGGAACTTTCCCACACACGAGTGATGCCATTGTTGGTGTAGCTCGTCTGTCCGTTTGCACCGATGTGGTTGTACAGTTCCGCTGCAATGCGTATCTGCAACGACTGATACTGCAAGGGCAACTCGTCCGGTCTGTTGCCGAAGGGGTAGCCCTGCGCAAATATTTTGTCTTTGGCAAAATCAAGCAGCAGGTCGAAGAGTGGGTAGTCCTCGTCCGTGATTTCACGGTCAAGTGCAGGGGCGATGTACTGTCCCAGCTTGACTGCCGCTTCGGAATACTGGTCTCCCATGCCGCTTTCCTCCTTTCGCCTTAGTAAGCCTTGATGCAGTACACAGCGTCCATGCGCTCAAAGGACGGCAGGACGATTTCAGAGACGTAGATGTTGGTGTTGACGGGATGCACGGTCTGCTCGGTGGTAACAGCAACGCCAGTGTTCACAACGGAAACCTGTGCGTTGGAAATGCCAGCCATCAGGTCGGCTTCCTCAGGGGTGGCAACATAGTACATATTGCCCAGAGAGCCAGAAGGAGCCAGCACGACATAGCCATCAGGCAGGTACTTTTCAGCAGCAGCGGTCTCCTCCGACTTAAACATCTTGTCGTACAGATGGATGCGGATGCCGGATGCGCTTTCGACAACAGAACGTGCCTCGGAATCGACAAGAACGGCGGTGGCGGTTTTCATAACCGTCAGGAAACGGTTCTTGATTTCATCCGCAGCAATCATCTTGTGGAAAGTGTTGGTGTTCATGTAGGCATCGGTGATAATCTCACCAGTGTTTGCCAGCACGGTGTTTGCGGCAGTAGTCATCGTGGCGATGGGGGTTGCAGTAGTAGGAGCATCCCATTTCTCCTTGGTAGCCAGAGCCTTGTAATTGGACTGCTGCCAAGTGCCGTCCGGGTCGTAATCGTAGATGTAACTCACGCCGTTGGATTCGATGGAGATGCCGGGCTTGCCAGTCTTAGGAGCCAGAAGCTGCCACACCATTCGCTCAGGCACAATGCGAGCACCTGTAATAAGCTGTGCGGTATCATCGTAGACACGATTGATAACGTCTGCCGCAAACTCCTGATTGGTAGCCAGAACAGCGATAATCTTGCGGCGGTCTTCCTCATCAATGTGAGTGCCCTCACGGAAGAACGGCATACTGGTCTCGGTCATCTTGATGCCCTGACGAGTACGGAACGTAGCCTTAGTGTCGAACACGCTAGGCTTCAGCGAAACGCCAACGCCCTTGTGACCACGCAGCCACTTCAGTTCCATGCTGACCTTCTTACGGGCAGGGAACAGAGCATCAGAAGCATAGGGCTGCGCATTGGTCGGGTCATTCGTCCAGTAGGCGGCAATCGCAGCAGGGGAGAAGATTTCATTCAGATTCAGTGCCATAATTTAGTCCTCCTTACTCGCTCTTTGCGCCAACATCGGTACGACAGAAAACGGCGGGAACAGCCTTTTTCAGAGCGGCAATATCGTTTGCAGAATAGGTAAAGCCAGACAGCTTTGCCTTGTCCACATCAATAACGCCCTGAATCAGCAGTGCGCCATTGGGGTTGACGGCAGGGTCAACAGTGTGCAGCAGAATGCCAATGGCATCGGTAGCCGCATCAGCAGCGCTGGTGCCAGTGGTGGCAGCAGCTTTCAAGCCAGTCTTTGCCATAGGATAGCCAGCCGGAACAGCATTGGTCTCCTTGACAGTAAAGGGAATGGCAACGTAGGTATCAGCAGCCAGAATAGTGCTTTCAGGAGCCGATACCGGAGTATTGGTGTACTTCATGTTTTCCTCCTTAATGGAAAGCAGTCATTGCGTCACTCGATGCCTTGTTTGCGTCTGCACGCTCCTTCGCAAAGCGTTTAGCAAAGGAAACGCCTGCGCTATCTGCGCCGTCACCATTGCCATCAGCACCCGGAGGTGTGGGCATATCCTTCAGCAGAGAAGCCTTGTATGCGGTGTCGTGGGCAGTCATAAACTCCGACTGGAACTTAAAAACCTTGTCCATGTCACCGTCAGCCAGTGCAGATGCAGCCTTGTTGGCAAGTTCAGCGTCATAACCCTGTGCAACGAACTTCTCACGGTAAGATGCAAGGGTCTTTTCCTTGACGAGGTTCTCTTTGTCGGCAGTCAGGGCTTCAATCTGCTTCTGCATCTCTGCCAGCTTGTCAGCCTGTTCCTGTGCGGCATTCTCGTCATCGGTACGCTTTGCCTTGAGCTGCTTCTTGTACTCAGCAGCTTCGCCATTGGCTTTTGTCACGGCGTTACGCAGCTTCTCGACTTCTGCATTAGGGTCTGCAACCTTTTCAAGCGCAGAAATGATTTCATCGGCGGTCATGCCCTCTTTGTAGGCATCACCAAGCAACACATTGAGTTTCATATCGTTAATTTCCTCCTGCGTTTTTTTACCGTTGCTTCCCTGCAACGCTGCGAAATTTGTATCCCGGCTTCCCTGCCGGAATATGCAAAGGGCTATTCGCCCTCTGTTTCTTTATTGATGCTGTCAGGCTGTTCGTCCGATGTTTTGTTGGCTTCAACAACTTGTTCAGGCTGTTGCTCCTGCGGTTTCGGAGCTTTGCCGTCCTCGCCCAGCTTGCCAGCGGCAATCAGGAAGGGCTTGCTCATTTCATAAGCAGCCTGTGGGTCAGGGAACAGACCGGGCGTAGTGAACGCCAGCTGCGGGTCAATGGTCTGCTGCAACATCTGTGCAAAAATCTGAACCTTACTCTGCTGGTTGTCGTACTGACGGCGTGGCAGTTTGATGTTGATGTCACTTGCCATCAGCTTAGAACCAGCCGCATCACGCAGGATTTTCAGCATCACAGACAGGCTTTGGCGTTCAGCGTACTTGAACATATTCTCGTACTGCTGCGCCCTTGCTTCGGTGTGATTCCAGCCGTTACGGACGATGACCGCGCCCACGTTGTCGGACGTCGCGTTCTCGCTGCCAGTGGCACTAGGCATGGCAGTCAGACTGCGATACACGTTCAACATGGAATCAATCAAAATCTGCGTTTGTTGCTGATTCAGCTCGTTTGCAAGCTGTTTTACATCAGCAGCAAGACCGGAAGTAGATTTGATAGACATTGCGCCCATAGCCTTGACAGCTTCCAACGCTTCTTTATCAACAAGACAGTTAATAAAGACCATGATGGATTGGATGAACTGCTCTACACCATCGAGACGATTGCTCTCCAACAGGTTGATGGCATCCAGCACAGGAATTGCAGGTTCAAACAAACCCATCCGCTCCGGGTTCAGCTTGTATTCGACCATCGGCAGCATTCCGAGAGAGTGATTCTCAGACTTTGTGACCTTGCCGTTGTCGATTTCAAAGTACTGGTTTGGCGTATACACGCAAATCAGGTCGTTTAGGTCGTTCTGATAATTGCGTGGGATGTGCAGCACATTAGCAATGGGCTTGTGACCGATGCCGGAGTTGTAAATCACATACGCCATATCCGGGTCTGGAACGTCCACCAGCAGGGGCGTTTCGTCCGGGTAGTTTCCGTTGTACCCCTTGTCAGGAAGAACGATTCGGTATCCCTGTCCGCACTCCAACATCCACTGCCAGAGCCGCCGATCAAGCGCATCCTTGCCCTCATACTGCAAGGCATTGGACAGGCGGGCGATTTCCTCACCGTCACCTGTTGCCGTTTCAGACCGCACATAAGAGCAGGGAGTGCCGCTCATGTATCCTGTGTAGAAGCCCACGCACTCGTTGGCATGGTTCTCTACAATGCGGTTGGTGATTTCAGCGTGGTACTCCTTCGTGCGGTGGAGGACAGGCTGGCTACCCAAGTAGTAGTTGTGCAGAAATCGAATCTCGTTCTTATTCAGCAGATGAATAGGCTCTGCCTTGCCCATGACCACTTTCAGCACGTTTGCCCGATTGATTTCCGTCTCCGGCGTTTCAATCGGTCTGCGTCCGGTCAGTGGCTTATTCAAAAAGCCGTCAACAACTATCTGATACTCAGCCATGCGTTCCTCCTTTCCGGCAAAATAAAAAGCGCAGCAAGACAAACCTGTTAAGGTCTATCTCACTGCGCCAAAACTGCGCTTCAAAAGCTATTTACTTTTCAGGTGGATGGATGATTTTTACCCATCCTTCCCTTGTGTCTCCTTCGATAACGCCCTTGCATCTGTCACACTTGAAATGGTATCGTCCGTCCACTTCGCCAAGATAGCGGTTGCAGCGGACGTTCTTATAGATAGGGTTCTGCCGGATACAAGGGCAACAGATTCTAACTAGCATGAGTGCTCCTTTCGTTGGATTTCTGGGAACAGGCTGTTGAGCACAGGCCTGTCAGAAGCTACTGGGAAACTGTTCGCGCTACCAGTCATGCTAGGCTCTGACTTGTCGGGTGTCGAGAGCCACGATTTGCTCCATCCAGGGCAAATCGCTGATGGATACAGAGGATGGATTCGAACCACCGACCTTCGGGTTATGAACCCGACGAGCTACCAGACTGCTCCACTCTGTGTCATGTACCCGGCTTGATTTACCGTTGCTCTTTGAAATGAGAAATAGCCTGAAACTCATTTCATCGAGAGCCGGGAATAACGGGAGAGGTTGTCATAAGGAGAATTTTTCCATGCAATCCTTGAGGCATCGTTGTGCTGCGTAACGGAATCGAACCGTTGCTTGCCAGCCGTGGGGGAGACAGGCTGACATTCCCAACCAGCAGGGACCGCAACATATAAATCCGGCGAATGGAAAGAGTGAAAAGCATTCGCCGGTGAAAGGAGGAATATGCTTGTTGACACGCACGCGAGTAAAAATGACAAAACCCCGCGTGTAAGCTATTCCTTTAAGGGAAGCTGCAAAACTTCCTGTGTACATTATAAGCCTTGTCAAGTGGTGAAATCAAATAAATAGACCCAGCGAACACAATATATTGTGTTTTTAATCAAAAAGGCCTCTTGACAGGCTCAATTTTACTGATTCCGTTGTACAGTTCATCGGCAAGCTGTGCCAGACTGTCCGGTGCATCATCGTGCGGAACTTTGCCAAGCTGCGTGAACATCGTCACCTGTTCCATGAACGCCTTGTACTCTTTCGACTGGTGTTTTTCGTCAAGAAAATAGAACCGTTTGATGTCCGGCGCATACTGGATGATTCTTGACAGCTTGCTTTGACCACTGGGCGCACGTTGGCTGCGAACAGAACAGTGATAGCCCTGCTGCCGAAGCTGGCTGTCTACCACGTCACAGTATTCGTCGCCACCGTTGTTGGCTTCGCCGCGTACCACATTGATTTTATGCTGGATGATTTTACCCACAACTTCCGGTCTGGTCACGGTCTTATCGCCGTTATTGAACACAAGGTCAGGAATGAACACGGCATCTCCGTACACATAGGCGATAGGGCAAGCGGTGAAGTCCCCACCGCCCCATGCAATATCCATGACCATGAGCTTACGATCGGGCTCTCCGTCAGGCAGAACGCCGTTGAAATACCGCAGTTCATCGGCAGGGAACAGCAAGCCTTCACGCTCAACAGGTTGGTTCATGTACAGTGCTTTCCAGCTCATTTCATCCATGACTTCGCGTTGCTTGCGGAGCGTTTCCGTGCTATACCCTACACCGTAGTCATAATCAAAGTTGGATTCGTCTTTTTCGTTCATTGCTGGCATAACAATGAATCTGTTCCTGTCGGAATCGCCGTAGTTTTGCTCTAATCGTCCGATAACATCATGGACAGACCAGCGTGTAGCAATATGCAGTTCCTTGCATTTGTTGCCGATTTTACGCTGTCTAAGGTCGGTAGTGTACGTTTCCCACAGCTTATCAAGACGGGGCTTAGAGAGCGCAACCTCAATGCCGGATACAAGGTCATCACAGTAAAGAAGCGTAGATGCGCGGTACAGACCAGCATTACCAGTGCCAATAGACGTAAATTCCAGCGTTTCAAAGCGCTTTCTCTTACCCAAGTCGATGCGGCAGTCCTTCGCATTTGTGTTCGACACAGTAACGTCCGGGAAAACATCATTCCACAAATATTCTCCGTCCTTGTCGAATATACGCAAGCACTCGTCATAAACGCCACGCACAAAGCTGTTCGAATGAGAGCCTGTAAGCATCGGTTCATCAGGGGTTCTTCCGGCAAGCCATGTCAAATAGAAAATAGCTAGGGCCGTCTTACCACAGCCGGGGGGCATCGAGATTGCCAGCAAGTCCAGTCTGTCATCCGCAAGGTCTTGCAGGGCGTTCGCAACGGTTCTTAATACCTTTCTTCTCGGCTGGTAGAACTTCTTCTCCGGAGCACGATTCCATTCAAGGTAGATGCAATAGCTGTCAAACACGTCCTTTGCTTCAAACAGGTACGTCCGACCGATAATGTCATAGACTTTCGCCACGTCCTCGCCTGTTTTCATCTTGCCCATCATGGCCGCACAGACAGAACGCAGCTCACCAGAGTATTTGTAGGCATCGAACCGCTTGTCCTGTGGCAGAGCGTCTCTTAGGTTCACCACCGCCTGAAACCAGTCCTCGTAGACCTGTGCTTCGTTCGGATTCTGCTTTGCATACGCTTTGATACTGTCAATGATGGCGATACACTGTTTTGGCTGCATAAAAATTAGGCACCCCCTACCTGAAAATGTAAAGAGTGCCTACAACTGCACAAAAATCAAATATTCGGTTTTATAATTTCAATTCAGAAAATTATTTGCTAAAATCAATCTTAATAAATGGGTTGCGCAGTTTATTTGACTTCTTCCGCAAGCTGGCTGAGCCTGCGTTTCATCTCGTCCGCATCGTAGTACAAAGCGTCTGCAATGGCATTGAGAATATCGGGCTTGTCGGTGTAATCGCACAGCGTTTCAATGAGTTTCAAACTCTGCTCTGACAATTTTACGGTTTTCATTTCGTTTTCCTTTCTCATTCGGTTTTATTCTAGGTTGCGAACAATATCACCTGTTCTGTTCAGCAATCCGATACCATGTCTGGCGGGTAACGCCAAGCTGTTTGGCAGCGTCATTCTTTGTATAATGTCGGCTCACGTTTGCCATCACAACCAACTTTCATAACGTAATCAAGATATTGTTTTACCATCGTACTATCTTCGCAAATGCTGGCATACATAGCAAGCTGGATATTCTGTCCTAAGTTTGATTCAGTTGGTTTAATGGTCAATCCTTCATTTTCAAAAATCAGAATGGAGTTTGCTAATTTGCATCCTTCAACAAAAGCAAACAATTCTTCGTATTTCACAAAATCAAAAATTGAACGCAGCTTTGTTGTTCCATCTTGAACAATCAAATTACCGCCATGAATATTTTCTAGCTTTTCAGTTAAATCCATCTTTTGTTTCTTACTCATATTGATGTTCCTCCAAAAGAATGGTATACTGTGGTTGCACCATTCTTTTTCCTGTTTTGGTTGGTTTGGTGTACTCTTAGCGGTGGCTTGTGGTTGGGCTACCGCTATTTTTATTTGCGTATCTTTCGACACGCTCATACCAAGTGGATTTCCCGATGCCAAGCTGCTTACAGCACTCTTTCACGGTAATTTCGCCTTTTTGCTGTTGTTTTAATAGGCTTTCAAACTGCTGCTCGTCAACTTGCTTTTCCTGTCTGCCAAAGCTACGGCCTGTTCTGGCTGACACTCGCTTGCCGTCAACAATGGGCATAGCAGCTATACCCTCTGCCTGACGCAAGCGGCGCATATCAAAATCATCTTCGGCATCCATAATGAAATATCCATTTTCGACTAACTTCTTCTTTGTTCTTATTTCCACTTCTCTCGCAACTTCATAAACAAGATTCTCTAGGACTTTCATGGAAACGCATTTATTTCTTTTTACAAAATCTCTAAATGTCTTACTCCTTGAAGTTTTGTTTTTCCATCTGTTTTTATCGCTTCCAATCCCAACGTAAAAGGGGACAAAGCGATCATCTTTAGAGAAAAACCAAACATATACATAGTTGTTCTTTTCGCATTCTTTCGCTGCATTTTGAATATCGCCAAAAGTACGCTCCATTTTAACCTTCCTTTTTTTCTTCCAAAATGGGTTCCTGCTTACCTTTAACCCACTCGCCATCCTTTCCGTACCGATAATATCCCTCATACGTTTTTCTGTTGCTAAGAATAGATTGAACGGTGCTAATGGTAAATGGGTTTCCTTTTCTCCCTCGATAACCCTCTTCGTTTAACTTGTTCACAACAGAACGAATCGTTTCACCAGAATCTCGAAGTTCAAACGCTCTTTTTACAATTTTTGCTTCTTCTTCGCTAATAATGAGTGCCCCATCCTTTACTTTATATCCCATAGGTGCTTTTCCACCGCTATAACCGCCATTCGATGCCTTAATTGCTCTTCCGCTAGATGTTCTTTTTGTTATATTGTCTCTTTCCATTTGAGCGCAACATATTGTAAAGGTTCTCAACATATCAGAAAACACTCCAAATTCCCCAAAATCTTCGGCCACGCTGATAAGCGAAACGTTCTTTTTCGTAAGAAGTTCCATCCTGTACCAAAAATACACATTGATGTCTCTAGCAATTCTATCGCTTTTAGCGGCTACAACAGCTTCGTATTCAACATCATCTTTTCCGTAAAGGATGCTATCAAAGCCCGGCCTACGCTTTGCCCCAGATTCTCCTTCATCAGTGTACCATTTGACAATTTTCATGTCATTTTTTTTGCAATATTCTTCTATCTGTTCCCTTTGTGCTTCAAGTCCAAATTTGTCCTCTCCGCATTGCCCTTCGGTGGAAACTCGGATATAAGCGGCTACGTTTTTCATTTTTAACAGCTCTCTTTCTTGACCCTATTATACACCATGTACGTTTAATCGTCAAGAGAAAGTTTGCGTATTTTTACTTTTACTATCACAATGTTCAGATATTTCTGAAATCACCATTCAAATGCGTTTTTATATACAAAACGTATAGCAATTTCAAAAATATTCGATAATCCGTATTAGACAAGAACTATCATCACAAGATAACAGCATCTCAAAGATAGTAAATCGCTATCAAAAATCACATATATGTGAACAAAATCCATGTATCCATGGATAAGAATTATACAAATTGGGCTGTTGACAACTATATACCAAGCGTCTATAATCTAAGACAGCAGAACACACGATGAATCAGCCAACAACGGTAGATTTATCCTTTGTGGCATAAAAAATAGGCCGTCAGCACCACCGACCAAAGTTGCACTGACGACCTATTCCACCACAAAACAGAAGCTACGCAACCAAGGGCGCAGTCTCAGTTTCTGTCAATTATTATAGCAGAAGCAGACAACTTCTGCAATAGAAAGGAGCAAAAAACATGAAATTTCCCACGACAACCGAAGAATTTCTGAAAACGCTCGCCCACGGCAAAGAGCCGACCAGTGAGGACAGGGAGTACGCAGAAGCGCTTGGTAAGCTGTCTGAACTGAACTATCGGGCAGGGTACGAAGAGGGACGTAAAGAAAAGTAACATAATTTCGGCAATTCGTATGTATTATAAATTACATCGTAAAATCGTTTGAAATTATTTACTTCACAAGGAAAAGTGGTATAATATTATCACACAGAAAGGAGGTGAACGAACATGACTTTAACCAAGCACCGCAATGGCAAACAGGCCAACGTGAACATGGACACGGCAACGCTTGAAAAGGTGGATAACTACTGCCTGACACTGGACATCAGCCGTAGCCAGTTCATGCGTAAGGCCGCTGCCGAGTATCTGCAAAATCATCCGCTGCCCGATGAAAACGAAAAATGATACGCCCGCTAAAGTTTGCCGACAGCAGCGAACGTATCATGTAAACCCTGAGAGAAGCATTCTCTCGCCGTTATTATAGCAGAAAATTGCTTCTCTCACAAGTGAAAAGGAGCTTTTTAATGCAACTTTCTTTGTCTGAGAACATCAAAATCTTCAACAACGCCGAGTTTGGCGAAATCCGTGTCATGCTCATTGACGATGACCCTTGGTTTGTTGGCAAGGATATTGCCGCAGCACTTGGGTACGTCAACACGAAAGACGCTCTTGCAAAGCACGTTGACGAGCAAGATAAGCGTCAGGGAGATGGGGTAGCGTTTTGCGACCCCATGGGCAGAGAACAGCATCCGACCATCATTAACGAATCCGGCCTGTACAGTCTGATTTTCAGCAGCAAGCTGGAAAGCGCACAGCGGTTCAAGCACTGGGTCACTCACGAAGTTCTGCCGTCCATCCGCAAGCATGGGATGTACATGACCGACAACCTGTTGGAGACGGCTATTGCCAACCCAGACTTCGTGATCGGTCTGATTCAGAACATGAAGGCCGAAAAGGAGAAGAGTGCAGCGTTGCAGATGCAGAACAAGCAGCTCTGTGAGAAGAACGAGGAGATGCAGCCTAAAGCAGACTACTTCGATGACCTTGTGGCATGGAACGTGTCTACCAACTTCCGCTCTACCGCAAAGGAACTGCGCATCCCTGAACGCCTGTTCATCAAGATGCTCATTTCTGACGGGTACATCTACCGCGACAAGAACAAGGGCATCCTGCCGAAAGCGGGCAAGGGTGACGGTCTTTTTGCCGTTAAGGAATACTGCAACCAGAAGAACAAGCACGGTGGCGTACAGACCAGAGTAACGCCGAAAGGCCGTGAGACGTTCCGTCTGCTCTATGCAAGCATCCGCAGAAGCGTATAACAGCCTATAAGAAAAGCCAGTGGTTAGAGAGCATCTAGCCGCTGGCTTTTTGTGTTACATTTGAATTGCTACGATTTCCCACGAAGAATAATTGGAAAGTCCAGAATAGGGATGAATCTCAAAGTTCTTTGTCTCGCCCGGTTGGATGTCTAAGACATAATCAATATCTCCACACACGGGAACTTCTTCTCCGCTCTCGTCTTTCATCTTATACAGAACGATGACCTTTGCATTTGTCTTGTATGCGCTGTTGTTTGTCACTTTTCCGGTGAATCTTGTCTCATAGCCACTACCACGCTTTGAAGTATTGGTAACGGCCAACTCACCTGATCTTAAAACTTCTTTTCCTGCGCTCGGCTGATAATTATAGTCCTGAGCCGAAACAGCCATTTCGATACCAGTAGGGATAGTACCGTCATACTCGTATGTGAAGTATCCGGCATACCAGTAGGAATCATCTTCCGCAACCCAGTCCAAATATTCATCGTCTGTTTTAATTACAGAGCCATCTTCTGCAACGACTGCAATTTCAATATGTGGAAACCAGACTGCAAGATTTTTGTTGGTATTCTCGATTTCAAGAGCATAAGAAATATAAATCGTGCTACCATCACGCCACGCATAAGACCCATGATTCTTAATGCCTAACGGTTCATACTGCGTTGCATTGGTCTGCTCAAGTTCAATAAGTCCAGACCATTCATCAGGCTTTTTTGCCGCAATTGCACTGATAGGCATAGCAAGCATCATAGCCGCTGCTAGAGCCGCCGCAATGATTCTCTTTCTCATTTTTGATTCTTCCTTTCTTTGGTCAGAATTTTATATAACGTTTGAAATACCATGTGCCATAAGATACACGCCAAAAGCCAAAAGAGCGGCGCCGATAATGATGCTCCATATTAAAGCGGCAATTTTTTCGTTCTTTTCGCGTCTTTCTTTATTTTTGTCATTCTTTTGGTTCATTGCATATTCCTTCCTTTCAAGGCTTGTAAGGCAAGTATAGCACAGAACACAGACCCTTTGTAGGGGTCTTTTTGTTTTTGCGGTGGAATTTTTGAGATTGACAATGGGGGTGGGGTGATTTTGAGCAGAAAAGAGGGGGTGGTAGGTAGAGAAAACGCCTTTTTTGAATTTTTTCTACGCGAGGCGTCGACCACCCCACCCCCGGCTCGCCCTATATACCCCAGAGGTGGAGACCCCAGCCCCCAGCGCACCCGGACAGACTGCACAGCACAGGCAGCAGGGCAGGCCGTGCCAGATGCAAGGCAGACCACGCCACGCACCGACACACACGCCCGGACGCTGGAGGGCGCAGTGCTTGTATGTTGCGTGTGCAACATTTTTATATGCTTGTACGTTTAATCTTGAATATACTATTGACTTGTACGTTTAATCATATATAATAGTAAATGTACAGAGGATGTACACCACCACACCACCACAAAACAGGAGGACAAAAACCATGAAACAAACCTATAAATGTAGTGACCTCTATACCGCCACATTTGAGGACGGCGCGTTAATGACTGGCACGCTTGACCAGCTCTATGTAGCCCAGAATAACCGCAGAATGACCATTAAGCCCGTTGTGTGGCTCTGGTGCAGTGATAGCGGCTTGTATATGGTAGACTACATCTTAAAGGGCGCGGGCTGGACACTGGGCGCATTCGACACGCTGGCAGACGCGGAAAAGGCAGTGGCAGTGTTTAACGAACAGCCAGCAACAGATGTGGCGGCAATGCTCACAGAAACCGCTCTAAAACGCTTTACCTGTGAGGTAGAATGCAAAGCACTGGGCGACGATGGCAAGCAATATGATGCTGTTTGGTGCCCCGATTGTGGACAAATTTACTACACCATCCCGGCAAAAGTTAAGGTACTGGGCTACATCCCGCAATATAAGGAGGGCTAAACAATGATCGCACTTGACTTTGCCCAATGGGCCGCCCTCTGGTATGTGGGCGGCATGATCTCTGGCGCACTCGTTATGATCGCATTTCTCAATAGCTAATAAGGAGTAAAAACAATGAAATATCAAAAATATTTAGATTCTCTTTCCACCGAAAGAAAATATTGCTTGCTTGACCGTATGCGGATTGATTGCGAGTATTTTTTGGGATTCGGCGCACGGCATGAAAAATATTTGTGGGCAGGAAACGTAAAAGAGCAAATCGAAAGTATGCTTTACTTGTATGACAGCATCAAGCAAAAGCCGGAATGGCTAACGCGTGAACAGATTTTGAATTACAAAAAGCTAATGGAGGGCTAAAAAAATGACGACGTTTGAAGAAAAAGTGAATGCATACCGCGAAAACAAGCGGCTCATTGAAGAGCTTGAAGCAATGAATGATGCTGTAAAGGCTGAAATAATCGACATGATGCACGGCGCGCCGGAAATGGTGCAGGGCACAGCAAAGGCCATTTATAAGGACGTGCAAAGTGTCCGACTCGATAGCAAGCTTTTACAGGCAGTGCACCCGGATATTTACGCCGAGTGCAGCAAAAAAACCGTTTACAAGCGTTTTAGTGTGGTATAAGGGGGTTATAACATGATTATGCAAGTCCGTTTTGCAGGCATCGACCTGCCTTATACGTCCCATAACAACACAGTGCCGCACATTCTGCAAGAGTATAGACAAATAGAGCCAAATCTTGCATATGATGCCGTTGTAACGTTCACGGCTGCCAATGGCTGCACAGTCAGACAAGACGCGGTGCGCAACTGGTACGTTTACACGGACAGCGCCCACACTCCTAAAAAGTATAGTTATCTTGCGTCTGCGCTCAAATGTGCGGCCGTTGGGGGGTGCAAGCTGTGACCCTGTCTTGTGTTCTGTTTTTCTTTTGGTTTTTCTCTGCGCTGTTCAAAGCGTCGAAATAACGTAACATCACATATTTTTAGGAGGGCTATATTATGACTACTAACAACGGATATGACGCAATGACCGGGCTGTATATCACCCGATACTATGCACGCAAGGCTTGCCCCGGTGATTGCGTTGCTGTCAAGGTCTGCGGCGGTTATACCATCATGACCGCAGCAGATTATAACATCTGGCGCAAACAGCGTTGATAATACAGCACATTCAACCCCGCCCACGTGGCGGGGCTTTTCTTTTGCCTTGCCCCTGCTGAGGGTGCAGGGCTTTTATTTTTGCCCGGCTACAATACAGCCCCATACAAGCGTTTACAGCGCGTTTTGCGCCGTCAGTGCAGTTTACTACCAACGCCGCAAAACCGCGCACGGGGCTTTACAGGGGCGTTTCCTGTGATTGTACCCGCTCAACCGCCCACGATACCAGACCGACACAAGCGGCTATAATACCACCTGCGCCACGCTGGAGCGTATCACAGCGCCGTAACACCTCCAGTGCATACCAGATACCAACGCCGCGCCGGACGCTGTACAGGTCAGAACAGCCGCCCTATTATAATAATGTATATAAGGGCGCATGGATGCGCCTGTTATAGATCCATGCCAGACAGTGCAGCAGATTGCAGACTATGCCAACCCGGCGGGGGGCAGCTCCTACCGCCTGTGGATCGCTGGCAAGCGCTAACACACGCTGCCAGCAGTACAGACCCGGCGCACCTGCTGATGGGTCAGCGTCTCCACCTGTACAGGGTCAGCCCGGCGGCGTCTCGATACTGCCCACGCCCGGCGGCTTGCGATCTGGCACCGGGTCAGCCCGGCACCCTCCACCCGGCGGGGCAGTCCAGCGGCAAGGGCGCGGCGGGCGGCGCGGAACCATTGGCGGCTACCGCCGCAACTCTTTTCGGGCTTTCGCCCGATAGCTAATAGAGGTCAGCAATAGTCGTAACGTTCCGGCTGGAATAGTCGTAGCCAATAGTCGTAGTTTCTCCCTACAGATAGTCGTGGAATAGTCGTAAAGCCGTCAGATGGCCAGCTTTTGAAAGTCCTATATATCGTATAATAAAGAGCAGTCCGCCAATAGTCGCAGAGTAATAGTCGTAGCGTTTTATAGCGAATCATCGTCAAATAGTAGTGTATTTTTTGTGTGAAATAGTCGTTCGCCTTTTAGGAAAAGAGAGGTGCGATAGTCGCTAAGCCATCCGACAACCCACAAAATCAATACATGTCAAGACACCTATCAATTTTATTCCTGCTTAGTCATAACAAATTCGTATACCAACCGGACTTATTATAATATACACTTATATATCCTAGTAACTATCTAGGGATTATTCTGCTGAAATAGTCGTGTCATCCGATTCTGTCTGCTCCCGCTCGATTTAATTCCCAGTAATATGCTATGGTATTATAATCAATTCATAGCGTCATGCTAGGAATAGTATATGCAACATTTCTACATATTCAACCGGCTACAAAATGAAGTCCATTCTCCATGTCTGGAATAGTCGCAGACCATCCACCATCAAGAACCTCACGCCAGTTCTCGCCTATGGTCTGTTCTGTTGGCTAACGGTATAGCTTTTGGAGATAGAGGGTTGTAGAGGGAAAGAACCTTTTTGCAAAACAGTTGGTTGTTATTTGTCGTTGTTGCAGTTGTTGCACCATCTCTGCGTGGGAACATGAAACAGTTTATCTGTTTCATGGAAGGGAGATAGAAAAATAGATAGATAATAATAGGGGGTTGTAGGGGGGAAGAAGAAGGAAGGAAGAGAGGAAGATTGACATAGCAAAATAGCATTTGCCATGCTCTGCGATGGTCGTAGTCGTTTCGTCTAGCACACTTTGCTTTCGTCTAATTTTACCCATGATTTAGACGATTCTTGCCCAAAACCCAACCTTACCGTTTTCTCCCGATAAATAACAAGAGAAAAAAGCACGGAATAGTCGCAGAGGGTAGTTTTACCACCTGATACCATTCCATGCTTTCTGATACGTTTGTTGATTGGAGATTTCAGCGGAGATTAGATTCTACCATCCGCTTGCATCTTGCGCATACGCTCTGCGGCTGCTTCTTTCTGCTCGTCCGTCATAATCCTGCTGGTCGCAAACCGCACAAGTCGCTTGGGCATCTCATACCACTTACCGTCCTTGTCCTGCTTGACCAGCTTGTACGACACAGGCTCCCGCTCGCACAGCTTGTCGAGCTTGCGCATATACACCGGGTCAGCGGTATAAACCGATGCAGTATCTTCCGCTGCGTTGAAGTTGACGATGGTCTCTTGTTCCAGTCGAGTGATGTTCATAATCGTTTTCCTCCGTTTGTTGATTGATAAAAAATATTTATTGGGTTCAGACGGTAACTTTATCGCCCTGACCCTGTTATCTGTTTTTCTTGCCTATTCTACTGTGACGATACGAGCGCAGAAGCGATGCTAAGCTACTATCACTCAATCGCTTCGTATGTTTTCTCGAAAATGTCAGGTTTACACGGGTAGATTTCGCCATTTACGCCACGGATGATATAATCGCCAGTCCTCGCAATCATAGTCCCCTCAAGCGTTTTAATCTCGCACCACGCAGGGTCATTGTAAAACTTTCCGAAATCATGCGTGATAATATCATTGCTACTTACTGCATCCCAGAACCAATCTTCTCCAACAAGTCCTCGTGCATTGAGCTTGAATGCTTCGATAACAACTGGTTTCTTGCGGTATTTCATGTTTATTCTCCTCTCGTTACATCCACACGCATTCTTTGAACTGCTGTGTTTCCATCTGGAACGTGATGTCCAGTGACCCCACGTTGCCTTCTTTGTTTTTCTCAAGCGCAAAGTGATAATGCTGCTCTGGCCGCTTTTTCGTTGTCACGTTCTGTGCCAGAAGGATGATTGCATCTGCGTCCTGCTCGATTTGCCCGGATTCTCGCAGGTCTGCGGCAGTCGGTGGGATGCCCGCTCTTGCAGTCTCTCGATTGAGCTGTGCAAGTGCTATCACCAGCGTTCCTGTGGACTGTGCGAACTCATGCAGTGCCATGCTGATCTCCGTGACGGCACTGTATCGGTCTTTCGCTCCGGCTTGATGAATGAGCTGCAAATAGTCGATGAAAACCACTTTGGCTTGCATCCTGACGGACTGCGTTCTAATCCACCCAACACTCTTCCCAGCGGCAGAACGGACGTACAGCGGGTATTTCTTGATGGCTGCCAGTCGATCAAGCTCGTTAATACTGACGGTCTTGTTTTTGACCGTGTGAAGCGGTACGCCTAGCTGGTTTGCGATGATACGAGCATAGAGAGTATCAGGGTCTGTCTCTAGGCTGAAATACGCCACCTTGCGTCCTTTTCTGGCTATTTCACAGGCAAGTTGCAGGGATAGAGCAGTTTTACCGGCAGACGGTCTGCCGCCGATCACAACGAAGTTGCCCGGCACAAGATGCAAGTTGTTGTCCAGCACTTTAAGCCCTGTGCTGATATACTCCGGCTTATCATCCAGCTTGCGGATGTAATTGTCTATGCCGTCACACATCGGGATGAAATCGCTTCTCTCGCTGTGCAAATTGATAGCTTCACCTAGCTGCTCATAGATGCCTGTCAGGTCTGCGTATTTGGTCGAGCCATCAACGATTTTGAACGCAATCTCTCTGGCTCTGGACAACGCTGCCTGTTCCTTGACGATTCCAGCCCATCCAAGCATCATATCATGGGTGACGTTTCGGATGAACTCTGCGCCAAAGGCATCCAGACATTCGCCCATTGCTTTCTTGCAGTTATCGTACCGACCCATGACTTCTACTGGGTTCCACTTGTCGTTGTGTTCCCAATAGCCGCGAATGGCAGCGAATGTATCACGCAGTTCAGGGCAAAAATCGTCGATTTTAAGGTCTTGCAGCACATCGGCGTATTCCGAGAACGTAAGGACTGCCCCCAGCAGGATATATTGGGTCTGATTTTCAATATTCACCGCAGAAAGTCTCCCTCGTCAGGCAATTCAGCCATTGTCTGCTGATAGCCACCGTTCCAGTCCTTTACGTTACGCATCCAGTTCCGTGCAGCAGCTTTCCAGTCCTTCATAGGCGATTTGCCGACCTTCCAGCCATTTGCCGTGAAGTGGTCAACAAACCGCTCTGCTTCCGATTCCATGTAACCCTTGTCTGCAAAGTATTCTCTGGCTTGCTCGACAGTCGGAGCTTTGAAGCGTTTTACTTCGTTGGTCTTTTTCTTTTCACATTTTTCTTTTTTATCAGATTCAGATACAGAATCAGATACAGATAAGGCATCGTTTGCATCCATTTGCATATTTTGCATACCAGTGTATGCGTTTGCATCATTAGTATGCGTTTGTATGCACTTGCATTTTTCATCGTTCCAACGTTTATTTGCGCTCCGTCTGTTTTTCTCGATTCGCTCCTGTCTTTTCTGCGTATTCATATCATCAAACGCCTTAACGACTTTCCAGAGCATCCGCATAGCACGGTCGTTGTCGTATGCTGGCTCAAGTCCAGTCTCAACATACTGTGCATAGTTGCGGATGAATGCTCCAAATTCCTCGTCTGTCAGCTCGTCCATTGCATGGACGTGTTCCAGCAGAAGAATCATTGATATTCTTGGTTTGCGTTCCTGTTCCATACTCAGTCCTCTTTGTAGCGTTTATTCCATGCTTCAATAAGGTCTTTTTTAATCTTTTCTTTATCAGCTTCGGGACAATCAGAGTTGTATAGCTTGCTTTCCATGAATACCCGGCACTTGCATCCATTCTTGCCGTTTCCTCTTGTTATAAGCATCCAGCTTGTCAAATAGCCGCTTGCTTCGTCAATAGCAACTTCTCCACCGCAGAACGGGCATCTCTTAAGATCTTCCATCTTTAACCTTCCTCAAAATAGGCACTCAGAGTCAGATTCACGCAGCCAACCTTCGCCCGGAATATTGACTATCTCATAATACTGCCGTGCAACGTAGATTGTTTTCTGCCCGTCCTTAGCAATCAGACCGACAATTAAATAGTTGCCAGCTGCCATAAAGAACCAAGGGTTGCTCTTGTAAGTCTCGCCCTTTATCCAGTTCTTCATCCTGTTCACGGCTTTTTCAATGTCCTTGTCGGGGCAGTCTGGGTTGTCGTACGAAAAGAAATCTTCAGGAAATTTAAGTTTTTTCACTTTCTAAATCCCTCTCTCGTTCTCGTGATTCTCTTATGCGCCTTGACAGGCCTTGTGCCTTTGCCGTATGCTGGGCGGATATGTTTTGCCTTGATATATCCACAAGGCGGCTTCGGCCCGAAGTCGAAAAGGCTCAAGTCCATAATGATGATGCCAAACTTCTTGTTTGTCATGTTTAGCCCTCCTATACCATCGGAAACGCCATCCAATGCGTTACCGTTACATCTTTCGGCAGTCTCTCGCCTATCTCATCCCAGAACTGACCGTCTGCGTAACAGCCAAGAAAGTACGCTGTCGGTGAGAATCCTTGCAACATTTTTCCATCTTTATCACGCCACGTTGTCTTAGTCGCAAGCAACAAAGGCTGCGTACGCTCTCGTGGCGGTTCGCTTGCCGGATGCCAAAGTGTGTTAGCCATGCGTAAATGCTCCTGTTGTAACCATGATATAAACAGTCGGGATTCCGATGCCAAAAATGATAATATGGATGATTACGTCTGCAATAATCCTCTTTTTCACGTCACGAATTTCGCCCAAAATCGTATGCCAAAATCCACAAACCTCAACGAATAACACAGTTGCACAAATAAGTGCTCCAATAAGGAACGCCATAAAAATCATAAGAGCAAAAATAATAACATCACCCACGATTTTTCTCCCTTCAATCTCCGTCCCATACGCCGTCAGGACGCATCTTTGCAAACGCAAGCAGACCGTATAAGGCACGTTTGGCGTTGCCCTCTGTGGCGTTCCAGTAGTTGCTATCGTCTACATCGTCACCTAATGCAGAAATAGCCTTTTCAAGCATCGGGATGCTCTCTGCGCCTGTTTTGCCATAGATGGAGCGGATGCCGCCCTCGCCAAACACTTCCGGGCGATAATAAAAGTGACTGTAATTATAGGTGACGTTGAGCCACAACTCTTTTGTACCGCCCATAGCGCGCATACCACCTGCGATAAAATGCGTACTATCCGCTTTGAGCGGTTCATGCGTTACTGGGTCGCATAGCGAAATATCATAGCTCATCTTTCTTCTCCCATTCCTTACATCCACGTTCGTCCCACACAAAGTCTGCAACGTGTTCTGACTGGTCGTTCACGCACACACCCTCTGGTTCTGCGTGCCATTTGCAAGAGCCACAGGACGGCTCAGATTTGTTCTTGCAGGATTCTGCCGTACATCGGATAGCCTTGCCAGCGGAGAACTGCTTGATGCCCATGCAAGAGCAATGTTCGGTGGTGCAGTAGAAGTTCATTCCTCTATTTCCTTCCATCCGATAAACTCACACAATCCAACGGTGTTATTGGAGCAACGATGGATGAGGACTTTATCGCTTATTTTGAATTTTGCGATAAACCCAATTTTGCTTTCTGCCATTTCGTTTTCAAACATCCAATCAACAATGTCTTTGTCGATTCTGACATCGCCTTCGTCCGCCATGGTTGCAAAGCACTGTTTGCATCTGTAAAGAGCGCACTTTTTCATCTTCTTTGCCCTCTCTTTCCCCTGTTGAACCGCCCGATCACTCGCTTATACTCTGCATAGCAATCTGGACAAAGGTCGCCAGTGTCCCTGCGCCACGCCCAGTCCTTGAAGGATTCATCAGGGTTCATCATCCTGCCGCCCAGAACCGCTCCGCAGCGGTCACATACTCGCTTGTGGTAGATTCCTCTGTCAGTTTGCATTAGCGCTCTTTTTCATCAAATTTCTTCTGCATCTTGGCTCTCAACGCTTCGATACGTTCTTTGTCGTCAGTGATAATCTCATACTTGTCGCCAGACCAGCCAAGCGGAACATCTTCCGTGTATTCGATATAGATTTTTTCCGGGTGCGTAGGTGGCTCATAAGGGAACGTCACGTTTTTGCGAAAGCGGCTACTTGTAAACCACGTAAGGCCACCGTTGTCGGAATAAGCGATTGCGTCAATGTCATGTACTTCAATCGTGTTACCTTGTGCATCAGTGGTCTTGAACACGCTTGAGCATCGTTTATTTTGGAAGCATCTTTTTTGCCCCATTTCGTCCGACACTTCTGTCCACTCATCATCTTCGCCAGTCAGCGGAGTAATCGGCTTGAAGTGCAAAAGTCGCTCCAGAATAGACATTGCATATCCAGCGGTAAACCCACTATGGCCTTGAATTGAAAAAAGTTCAATAATGTCAAGGATGTTCTTATTGATTGCATTCTGCAACCCATCTCCGTCTTTCGTAATACGTGCAAGTTCTGATTTTGCATATTCTACGGAACTGCTCATTTTATTTGTCCTCCCCAACATCCTTAAATAGGATTTCTTTGTCAGCTTTCCAGTCTTTGATTTTGCACGGAATGTCCGTGCCGGGTACGGTCTTTTTCAGCCCATCCATCTGCCAGACGTTCCATGAGATAATGTCTGCGATGCAGTCAAGAAAAATGGGCATGAAGCCAATTTCTAGCTTTTCAGCATCAAACCGATACCTGAAATTTTCGATCAGCGTCAGGAACAGGTTGCACCTTGCCAGTAAGAGATTGTCTCCCTGTCACTCATAGCCGTATGTCGATGCGTAGGCGTTGATTGCCCAGCACATCCACATATCGTAGTCATGGAACTGCTCTGCCAGAACATTTAGCTTCCTATCCAGCAGACCTATTCTGTCCGGCACAGCAATCATCTGCCCTGTCGTGGTGTCGTATCTGCTTGTGAGAAACGGCGCTTCTCCACAGGTGACTTCAAGGCAAGTCTTATTGATGTACTCCTTCCAGTCCTCGCCCTTCAGGTCGTTTTCTGCAACGTCTGTCATCTTCTTGCAAACCCAAGTCGGCGTGAACACCTCTGCTTTCTTGCTGGTGCGTTTCTTCTGGTCTGCCAGCCGTTTCTGCACACGAGGGACAAGTTGAACCTTGTCCAACTGTTCCAGCGTGATTTCATCTGCAAAGCCAACGCCAAGTTCAGGCAGTGGGTCTGTCGCCCAGATAATGTTCTTGCCTGTCGTGTGGTCTTGCAAGAGGACGGGCAGGAACGAGCGTAAGCATGGGTCGGAGAAGTCAATCAAAGTTTCCATTGGTCAGCCCTCACCATGATTGTGTTCTTCTCTTTCAGCCAGTCCTTGACGCAATGAAAGCAACGCTCACGGTTCTGGCAACGCTCCGGGTCACGACGTTTGATAAACTCGCAGATGCCAGGCGTAAAGTTTTCTGTAATATCTTCGTCCGTCATGGAACGGATAAAATCGCCGTTAGTCATGCTCGACCACCTCTTCTGCCACCTCTTTGTACTCTACGTCAATCTCTTTCGGCAAAGCCGTCTGGTACTTCTGGGCGAGCTGTTCTGCGCTCTGGGCATCGCCCAACGGCTGTTCAGGCGGCGCAACGGTGACTTCCACGTTGTCACGCATACCAAAGTAGTTCTTGGCTCGGAAAATCCACTCTGCCGGGTTCTCCTGACCATACATACCGTTGTACGCCCACATGGATTGCATTTGCAGAATCAGCTTCAAGATGTACTTCTGCTGCAAGCTGTCGTCACGGCGTTTCCCCGCCATAATCTGCTTCAGGCTCACCCATTCGATGCCCAGCACCAGTGCAATCCATTCGACCACAGGGGAGATTCTGGCTTCAATGCAAGCGTCAAAGAAGAAGTCAAGACGTTGCTGTACTTCAATTGGGTTGTTCATGTCCACGCTCGGAAGGTCGCCAAAATACTTGGCCGCAATCATTCCGATGACCTTCTTGTCCTCTTCATCACCGATTCTTGACTGCAAATCGCCTGTGTTCAGCATTTTAGACCTCGTGATTGCTAACTCCTGTTGTTCTTTCACCTTTTTACTCACCTGTGAGCGGATAGATTTCCGCTTGTTAAGCATCTGTTGTTTCTTCTTCTCTCGCTCTTTCTCCCGCTTCGCAGCAGCTTCTTCTTTCGCCTTTTGCGCCCGCTTCTCACGCTTTTTCTTTTCCGCTTCGGTCAGCGGCGGTCTGCCACGACCGCGCTTCGGTGGTGTTGCCATGTATCAGACCTCCTTTGGCGGTTCAGGAAGATACGCCCAATGAGTTACATCTCCAAAAAGGATGATGCGCTTTTCCTTGTCACGATGGCTAAACTCCATCGTTCCACGGTTTTTCTTTCTGTTTGTTGATTCAGCCCAGCGAACGCCGGTAGCGATAAATCTATCGTGGCCAGTATTTTCTTTGAGAACGGCACAGCAATACCGCACAAGTCTTGTTGGCGGCATCAGCTTTTGAGGAATCAGCGTCCACATGGACACTGGCTTGTCCTTGTATCGTGGCATAACGATAGAGCATTTGATTCCACGCTCTTCCATCGCCTTAAACTGCTCACGGATGAAATAGACCGTCTCCGGCGCATCTGCTGTGGTATGGCTGTTGACCACCTCGAAGTTGATTCCTGCACGTTCAGCCAGAGCCACAAGCACTTGTGAATCCTTGCCGCCAGAGTATGTGACCATGAGCGGCTTCTTGTACCGATGCTCGGATAGCCTCGCAGCGTCCTGTAACCGTGCGATAGCAAGTTGTTCTTTATCCACTAGCTCCACCTTTCTCTCAGCTCTTTTTCGACCTGTTCTGACTTTGCGGTGATATAATCTGCAAACTCGTCAGGGGTCATGTCCTCTTCTTTGAACTTGCCGACCATCTCCCAATACCTGTCACCAATGCGGATGATTTTCTGCACCTGTTCATCGGTCAGGTCTGCATCGCACCGAAGGTTCTGAATCAGTGCGCCCCATGTTGCAGCGATGCCATCCAGAGCCATGCGGAATCCATACAACTGGTTCTGCCGTGCGATTTTGCGGAGGTTGTCTGACATTGCCTGTTTTCCATTCGAGGGGCGGTTTCTGCTCTTATTCATCTGACTGCTCCTTTGCTTCAAGGCGAGAGAGCCAGCGGTCGAGCTTTTTTATGATGGTGATTTGGTATTCTTCGTCAAGCTCCACGAGTTGGAACGCACCTTTATCATCCCAAAGCTGGTCAAAGGCGACATTGACTTCTGCCCATTCTTCCATCAGATTCGCTTCGCACTCTTCCACGCTCTTCGGTGTCGGGTTCGTGCCGTCCAGCGCACGGCGCAGCTTCAACGCAGCCTGTGCCAGCTCGGATGCTTCTTCTGCCAACTGTGCCAAGATTTCCGTCTTGGGCAGAATGTCTGAAACTTTCTTACTCACTTCTGCTCTCCTTTCAGCCAGTCGCTTGGCTTTGCCATACAAGAAGGGCAAAGTCGAAACTCGCAGTCATACGGAGCACCAATACCCCACACACGCATCTCAATGTCGGTGAAATTGTTATATTCGTATAAAGGATACGTCTCCCCGCATCTATCACACTTAAACTTCTCTCCCATGTTTTCAGCCTCCCATTAGCGGGTCTGCGCACTCCCAACGGTAATCATTAAATCGGATTTCACGGTTGATGGTTGTTTCACCTTCAATGACTTCCATCTCCTGATTTACGCATCCACTGCTTTCAAATCCATAGAATCTGAAATCCAACCTATACTTTTTAGACATTTCTTCGTATGGCTCAGGTTCCATCGACCATGCAGCCATGACAGGAAGAACAAGAATTGCATTATCGCCATCAGCAATTTGTTCAGTGCAGAACTTTTCAACGAAGTTCTTCATAGTACCCTCGATGTAAGCGGTGTCTTTCACGTTGATGTAGAACGTCTCATCATCGTAAGAAAGCAATGCTCCATCATGGATTTCATTGTAGACCCAATCTCCATTCGGAAACTTGTTTTTATCGAAATAGGGACGGTCATAAACAGTCACGCAATCCGTAAACCAGCGCACGATGTTTTCGGGATTTCCACGGACTTTGAGTTTTCCTTCACACCAATTTGGCATTTTCGTTCTCCAATCTTTCCAGCAGCCCATCCACGTCATACCGCCAATGGACACGTAGCCTTTTTGCTTTGACCTCTATCCCCTCTTGCTCTGCCCACTGCCAAGGGATGCTCTTGCGGTTCTCGTTGTAACGGAACGCTAGAACCTTGCTGGCAGGGATTGCAAAGGTGCGGTTGACTGCTCTGTAATTGACTATCACATGGGCAGTCTGGCCGCTATATTCCATTGCATCCACCATGTCAGTAATGTGCTTTTCCTTGCGGTACTTGCACTTTGCCTTGTCGTACTTGCCGAACACCTTTTCCAGAGGGATAGAGGGCGTTTCGATGGTTTTTAGCTCAAACAGGTGGTTCATCGGGTATCGGTACACAAGGAAGTCGCAGATGTTGTCGATGGAAAACGACAGGTTCTCGTTGCCGCCGTAGTAGGTGGCAGCACTGTCTTTTAGGCGGTAGCACGACGCATCGGATGGGACGGATGCTTTGAAGTCTGCTTCAAACTGCTTGCCAGTGTTCATTCATAAAACTCCTCAACGTAGCGCCAGTTTTGTGGCGGTCTAGTAATTTCCACAGGCCGCATACCAAACCGAGTATTTTGCAAACCCGTGAACGCCCGAAGCTCGCGCGGCTGGTCATAAATCTTCAGGCCAGAGATATGCCACGCAAACAGCTCCGGCGCAGATTTTCCGTAGGCGTTCAGTTCAGCCTCCGGGACGCGAGAGTTTTTGACGGCCAGTGCAGCAGCAACCACATCGTCATGTCCAAGCTCAATAAGCGAACTATACACATTTGGCGAAAGATAGCAATAATCGAAATTATCACCGGCACCACGCCGCTGAACAACATCCACCTTGCTGCAAGTAAACTCGCCAATGACCCGGCCAAGTCTTTTTAGATATTTCCATCGGTTCCATTCATCCTTGTTCCAGATAAGGATGTCGGTAAAAAGGTTACCGCTCCATGTTGCAGTACAATAGATATAAACCTTGAAAGGCTCCAGCATCAGAGCTGGCCTTGTTTTGCGAATTTCCACAGTCTTTTCGCCGCTGAGAATCTTCTTGCACCACTCAGGCCGGATGCTAATAAGCACTGCCTTGCTCATCCTCGTTCACCTCTAAATTCACTTCCGAGAAACCGCTTCTTGCCACGTTCACGGTGCTTGTCCTCATAATCACGGTGGTACACGCTCTGGCTGTGGTTCAGCTCATACACGAACGCCTTGCGCTCCTCGAAGTCTTTCTTCTTTGCCTTGTACTTCTCGCAAGTGTCGTGGCAGGCTTGGTGGCGTGATGTGCAGTTGAGACAACAGGTAATCATTCTTCACCAAATCTCCTTTTTGTAACGGCAATGGGGAACTCCTCGATTTCGCTTGCCCACCGTGCGGTTCCCTCACCGTATGCTCTTTGCCAGACCAGAGGGAAGCCGCCCAGACCATCGAACAAACTGCCCAGCGTAGGCTTTTCTTTCAGGTAAGGACGCATCTTCTGCACCAGCCAAAACCACTGCGGCAGGGCTATGGAGTTGCCCAGAGCCTTGTACCGTGGGCTGTCAGCGTATTTGTGCTTCTTTCCCTTACTGTCTATCCAATCACCAATATCGGTGTATCCGTCAGGGTAACCTTGCAATCGTTCGCACTCAACAGGGGTCAAGCGGCGAACAATCCAACGGATGGCTTTCTCTGCAATCAGGCATTCGCTGCCATTGCCGATGTTTCCTGCTTTCGCTTTCAAGGTTGAGCTTTTGTCGCTTTCTTTGTAGCTGCTGAACGACTGTTCGTTGAAGGTCTTGCGTTCGATTGCGATAGCCGTGTAATCTGTGATTCTGTTTTCGTGGTCGCCTGTTATGGTTGGGCAAGTTCTGCCATTGCTGTTTCCTCTTGCATCATAGATGACTTTCTCGCTTGTTCGATCGCATCCAGAAGGGCTTGCCTGAGAATGTCCGGAAGTGGCTTCCCACGCTTTGACGCTCTCGTCAGGATTCCCTGACAGGCTCGTGCGCTCAAAAAGTATTTCTGCGGCACGTTGTCCTCTAAAATCTGCGACAAGCGCGATACGTTTTCTACGTTGGGGAACTCCCCAATATTGAGCGTCAAGCTGTCGCCAAGCCAGAGACCATCCGTTTCCAGCGATTGCTCCGGCTTTGCTCCATCCGCCCCCCCCTACCCGAAGGTCGAGGAATTGAAACGTCTGGTTGTTCCACGCGGGCAAGTTCTTCCAGCACGGCTCTGAAATCTTCTCCTCCGTTGGAACTGAATGCTCCTGGTACGTTTTCCCAAACAGCGAAAGTTGGATACATTCCATTGGTGGCTGTCCTCATTTCCTTAATGACTCTTGCGGCATCCAAAAACAGCACGGAACGGTTGTCGTCAAATCCAAGCCTTTTTCCCGCCATAGACAAGCCCTGGCAAGGACTGCCGAACGTGATGCAATCCACAGGCTCTATCTGGTCGCCGTGAATCTTTGTAATGTCACCCAGGTGTTTCATCTTTCCAAACGCCCGTCCAGCCAGATAGCACAGCTCTTATATAAGGTAGGTGGTCAAGCTCTAATAAGCCAATGCGTACCATTTGAATCAATCCCAGTCTTGTAATTTCGCTTTTGGCGATTGTTCAAATAGCCGTTATTCTTTCCCAAAAATTTTGAAGCGGCTCTTAATGTTCCAAAGTAATGAATTTCACCAGTTGGAGATATGAGTGCGACATCTTTACAGCACTTTTCAAAAAGCCCTTCTCGGAAGCCTTTCTTTACGTTTTCTCCAATGGTCACCCATTCCAAATTTTCTGGTGTGTTGTTTGATGGATTGCCATCAATATGATTTACTGTCAGAGTTGGCTCATATCCATCAACCCAAGCCATAGCGACAAGCCTTGAAACCAACATGGTTTTATGCTCGCTGTTTTTCCAAAGATCAACTCGTTCATCTACGTTTCCTTTTGAGTCTCTGTATCTTCTTTCTATTTTTGGCTTAATGATTCTTGTTTTCCAAACTCTGACTTTATACCTTGCAGAAGACGTTGTTTTGCCCGGCGTACTTCTAATTCTTCCGAGATTTGATGCTTGATAAAGCCCTTCATATCCCGGAATGTCTTTCCAAAGTTCTTCCATCAGTGCCTTTCTCGCCTTTTGTCCCGGTAGCGTAACCGTTATTCAAAAGGGAGCGAACCATCATCGTCAATCACAGAGAAGTCATCTGCGTTGCCCTGCGAATAGTTCTGTGGTGCATCCTGCGCCCGATCAGCGGGCTTGCTGTCCGATTTGCCACCGCAGAAGTCAACCTTGTTCGCCATGATTTCCGTTGCGGTGCGGTTGTTTCCCTGCTTGTCGATATATTTCCGGGTCTGGATGCTACCAGTCACCAGAATCAGGCTTCCCTTCTGAAACCACTTGGAAACAAACAGCGCCGTATTACCAAATGCTGTGCAGTTGAAGAAGTCGGTTTCCTTCTGACCGCCACTCTGGCGGTCGCAAGCGATGCTGAACGTGCAAACATCCTTGCCGGATTTCGTGACCTTAGCTTCGGGCGTGTGAATCAGACGCCCCTGAATTGCGATAGAGTTGAGCATTATTTAGCCCTCCTTCGGCTGTTTCTGAGCACAGTCCCAACACAGGACGCGCCCAAATCGTTTCTTCGTGCTTCTTGCAGTTTCCAGCGGAGTGACGGTGCGGTTGTTGTACTGAATAGGCTGCAACTGCTTTCCGCAGCAAGCGCATGGGGGGATGGTTTCCGCTTCCGATTGCTTCTGTGCAGGCTTGCTTGCTCTGCTTGTCGTCTGCTTCTGGTACTCGTCGGTATCAGCGTCCTTCGTATCGTCAATGCAGAACAGACCGTTCAGAGCGTACTTTCTGGCGTAGCTACTAGACGTTCCGGTCACCTGCGCTGCATCCATCTTGGTTTTTTGCTCCGGCTCTCTTGCGTAAGCAGTAACCGTTACGCATCCACCATCCAGAGCTTCCACCTTTGCGGTCGCTTCGATGTAATGCCATCCCTCTAACACTTTAGGTTCATCAGAAAGGGTAAGAAGCAAACCGTGTTCTTTCAAAATTGGCTTGACTGCTTCCAAAATGTCCTCACAAGAGCGATACTTGTAACCGCCAAATGTGTTCATCTGCCCCTTCGGGGCTTTCAGCTCTGATTGAACAGCCATCAGAGCTTCATGGATTTTGCTGTTGTCCATACGTTTCCTTTCTTTGGCTTCATTAGACTTCATTGTTATTACTTTGGCTTAACTTGGCTGTGCAAAAATCAACCAGCCATCAGCTCTGCCAACTGTGCACGGAGGTCTTTCAACTCCGCTTCCCTGTCCTCAATTTCAGACCGCAAGTCCTCAATCTCAGCCTGACGGTCAGCTTCTTTGGCTTCTGCCATCTGCTCGTTGGTCATAAAGTACGCGCCATCCTCCGGCTCGGTCACTCCGCCGAATCTGTCAAGGTTAATCATCTTTGGGTCGTCCTCTCTTTCGCTGCTCTTTGATTTGCAGTGCGCTGTACCACTGGTCTTTGTCGATTTCAATGGTTGACCACCGGTGATTGCAGGCAAGGCACTTCTTTCGGCGAGTGATGCTGTCATCGTCTGGCCGACTGTCAACTGTTGTAATGTTGTCACTGCCGCACATCGGGCATTTCATCGTGCATCCCTCCACTCGTTCGTGTGGTAGGCAACACGCTTGATTTTGCGGCATTCTTGCTCGCTGCGTTCGTCCTCTTCTGCGCTGACTGCAAGCGCACATAAGACAACAGCCGTTGCGAGAAGCCCACAGGACACGATCACCCAGCCAAGCATCTGCGCTGTAGTCTGGCATCCTTGAATCGCATCACCGCAGCCAACTGCTGCGATAGCCGCGACCAGACCAAGCATGGACAGCGCCATTCCTTTCAAAGTTTTCATTGGTTCTCCTTTTTGCTTCCAAAACTTAAAACCCAGCCAGTTGCCATTACGGCAGCCGCTACGATGATTCCCCATGTGCCTTTTGCACCGACCAGCAGTTCAACAAGATGTACAAGCCACAGGTTCAAAAGGAATGCTGCCAACACTACTGCAAGAGCAACGCTCCACATCAGAATAATTTCTATAAGTACTTTCATTTCTATCCCCTTTCGCTTATTTTTTGCCATTGCAGAACACGTCTATGCCATGCTTTGCCGCTGCAACACCTATCTACGCAATTCCTTTGCCCAGCACGTCTGGTCTATGCAGTTCCTTCGCTATGTTCTGCGCTGCCTTTCCTTCGCTTATCAATTCTACGCCTTGCATTTCCTAGCCTTAGCGATGCGCTGCTTCTCAACGCCTTTGCAAATCTCCTCAATTCGTTGCATTGCCTTTGCGCTGCGTCTCGCGGCAATGCCATAGCCATGCTATTATCAGCAATTCCGAACTGTGCCGTTGCGGAGCGAATCATGTCGTGCCTATGCAATTCCATTGCATATCTGTTCAATCCTTTGAATTGCCTTTGCCACGCGGCTCGAAACCACACCCTGCCATTGCCAGTCACCTCAAGCCGTTGCTTTGCCTTTGCAGCACAAATCACCGCGGGTTCTTGCCATAGCAGTTAGTCTAGAATCTCGTAGTTAAAGCGCCCCTTGCCAGAGTTACGCCACTGGCCGATGCCACGCAGAACGCCGTAGTCCAGCCACTCACGCACGACCTTCTCGTGAGAATCGTCCAGAAGAACGACTTCAAACTCACAGGTAGAATCAGCAGGAATCTGCTCACTGTTAGCAAGGCTTACACGCTCACCCTGCGCCGTCTGTGCACGCAGCGGGCGCTGGCACTCGGTAATCTCACCGTTCACATGAATGGGAATCATGCGTGGCTGAACGAAAATTAGCCCATCAATGACCTTCTTGTAGGCCGTCAGCTTACCGCTTTCGTTCACGGCTTTCTTCTTACCGGTTTCAGCTTTTCCGCCGATACGCCCCAGCATACCGCAAGAATCCTTGAAGAAGCCCTTAATCTGGTAGTCATATAAGATAGGCTCGCCGTTTTCATTGCGGGGAAACACGGTCATGCCCTTGTCTGCCACAGCATCTGCGCCCAGAGCGGCCACTTCGTCCTCAACGGTTGCTGCATCAGGGGACTTGCTGGCGATGAACTCTCGCGCGATGTTCTGGTTGCTAGGCCATGTGCCGAGAACCGCTTCGGTGAATGTGATTCTGACTTTGATTTTTTTCATTTTTGCTCACTCTTTCTTTCTCGATATGCTCCAGCCGCTCTTTCTCCCGATTGCGCCAGCGGATTTCGCGCTGGCCGTAGTATTTACCGTTCATCAGGAGGGTCTACCTTTCCTTGCGCAAACAAAGTGCTGTAATGGCCGTAGCTCATTCCAAGCTGTTTTGCTTTATCGTTCATCTGTTTGATGGTGTACTTCGGCTTAGGCCTTTCTTTCGTCCGGTTTTCTTCTGGTCTGGCTTTACGAGAAGATGTTTTGATGTAATCCGGGTGCTCTTTCCACCAGTCTGCTACCCGTTTTCGCCTTACAGCGTTCGCGCATTTCTGATGGTACTTTTGATGTTCGTATACTTTACGCATCGGTCTTTTGCACCATTCGCACGGAACGACGCCATATGGAGCGCGTCGTGCTGCCTCGTTTTCCTTTTTAACCAATATTGCACATTCTTTGCAATACCGTTTGGTTTTGAGAACTTTGCCAAGAAAGACACCGCAGCGCTCACAGTACTTTTCTTCCACGCTGCATCTCCTCTTTCAACCTTTCTTCTCTGTTGTGCCGTTCAAAGCACTGGTTGATGGACTTCTCCATCAAGAGCACCTTGTTGGCTTCGTTCCGGGACACGCCCTCCGCCATTGCAAGTTTCAACCTGCGCTTCCGGCTCGGTGCTTTGTAAAAATACGTCACCAGCACTCACCAGCCTTTTTAGTGATGAAGGTGGGCACGTCCCTTCCGGTAGCCCGACACAGGCAAACACACTTGGCAACCCAAATGTTCCAATCCGGTGCATAAAATGCGCAATCAGATTTCTTTGACTCTGCTTCTCCATACGCCCTAATGTAAGCTACGATATAGCAGCCTGAGCCAAACCACTCAATGCTATATCCATCCAAACACAGTCGGCTCATAATGCGCATTGCTAAGTGCTGCGCTTCCATGATTTCCGCTTCTGTCCACTTCAGTTTGTCCGCTTCGTAGGCTTCTACCGCCTCGTCAATGGCAAACTTTGCATCATCCGGGTGCTCAAGGTCTACCTTTAATGTCAAAATCTGTTCCATATTCAGTCCTCCACTTTCTTGTCCTTCTCCGTCTTTAAGAAGAGATTAACGAAATAGACCTGACCAATGCCCGTCACCTTCGGAGTCTTATTGATGGAAGTGTGCCCATCGGAATGTGCAATGGATGTTTCCTTGATTTCAAACAAGCGAAGTTCCATAGACTTCTGGGTCGGCATATTGTAGTCTGTCCGCTTTCTGTCCTTAATCAGGTATCCGTTCTCACGCATCCATGCGAACAAGCGGTTTTGACCCATCTGGATGCCGTTCTGCGACAGCAGCTTTGCCATTTCACCAACAAGAATGCTTTGGCTGCTTGCGCTCACTGCATCAGCAAACAGTGCTTTTGGCTTCATAGTTTCAATCTGCTTGTCTTTCTCTTCCAGCTCCTCATGCGCTGCGATCAGTGCGGTTGCGAGAAGCTGCGAGCGGGTGAGCTGCGGTGCGTTGTAGCTTCCAGTCTTACGGATTGCAGGAAGCACATCGTTCGTTACCCATCTGCGAAACGGAGCCGCTTCTGGCTTATCGCTACGAAGAATGACATGGTACAGACCGCTTTCGTTGACGATTACCATTTCCTGTTTGCCGCCAAGGGTGTCAATCAGACTGACACCCTTTTCGTCATCATCTAATCGGTCAGCAGCCATGCGGTTATTGCTAATACCAAGCACAGCGCACACGTCTTTCAGAACGAACCACGCTTCGCCATCCACATCGACCGTGCGAACCTTGTTGTTCTGATATTCAAAAACTTGAATGTTTGCCATTTTTTCTCTCCCTTCTTACACTCCCGAATCCTGAATATTCAAAATCCGGCAGATGCTTTTCTTGATGCCGGGCGTTTCCAGCTTTCCGGTCTTAACCTTGAAGAGGTAAGAGCGGTCAAAATATCGTCCAGTATCCTCCTTGACTTTTTCAATCAACCAGTCGTTGGTCTTGTCTTTTTGGATAAGAGCAATCTCGATTTGTTTGCCAAAGTCACACAGAGGCTTTTTTTCAGCCATTATTTCACCTCCGGCTATTGATTTTTACGCATAAGTGTAATATAATGAAGTTGCTAGAAATCATTCATTACGCCTTCGCGGTACGGTCTTAGTATAATACGCTTTCGCGTAAAATGCAAGGCTTTTTTAAGCGTTCGCGTAATTTCAGCAAACCTTACAATGCGAGGACTGGAATTATGGCAAACTTGTACGAAAATATTGAAAAACTCTGCAAGCAGCGTGGAGTAAACGTGACCACCATGTGCAAGGAATCGGGCGCAAGCCGTGGGTCTTTGACCGATTTGAAAAACGGTAGAAAGCAGACCCTGAAATATGAGACGCTTGACAAGATAGCTTCTTATTTCGGAACAAGCGTGGATACATTGGTTTCTGGTGAGCAAAAAGAAAACCCGCCCCAGCAGCCGCAAAGCGAAGTCGATGCAGCAGTGGAGCGGATTAGAAAAAAGCTTGAATCTATGCCGAAGGAACAGCGTGAGGCGCTGATGAACCTGATCGAGAAGATGTGACGTTCATGCCCGGTAAAATAAAAGAATCCCTTGTGCCGGGCTGGTGTAGCTCTGCACAAGGGATTCTCTGTTATTCTAGGTCTAGTGCTTGTTCCGCTGTCGGAATCTTTTCAGGATGTTCCAGCAGCCATGCAATAAATCGGTCAATCTTAGCTCTTTCCTGTTCACTCATTGTGGCATATCCTCCCGATCGGTAAGTGCAGATGTTCATTTGATACGATTATACATCTTCTAGTTGTCAAGTCAATACATTTTTAACAACTTTGTAAAAATCGAACGTTTTCTTCACATCCATTACTTCACATCAGGGAAGCCACGAGTGTTTAAGTCAAAAGGGACAACGCCTATCCATCTTTCCTCCAATCACAGCTCTACGAGCTGTCCACCAATGCGTTCAATGTTCTCTGCCGGGTCGCGTCCCTCGTCTAAGGCGGCTACGGCACGTTCTAAGATGCCTTTCGCTTCGAGGTAAGCGTCTTTATCGGCTTCGTACCCAGAAAGGCTCAGGACAAGCTCCAGCGTCCGTCTGCGAGCGTATGGGACAATCAGAGCGTCTACGGTTCGGTTCATTCGTTTTCCTCCCATGGTTTCGGCGTTGTGGTTTCGATCGGTTCAGATGCGGGCATTCCGTCAATGATAATCATGTTGTTACCTCCTGTTTGATTGTTTTTTCGATGGTACAGTTATAACACAGGCTGCTGTTGGTTATCCACAGCAGTTTTTTCCATTTTTTGGTTTGTCGAATCCAGCAGTTTTGTAAATTTTTGTCGATGGGGTGAGGATTATGGATGAATATTTGTTGAGAACAGCCAAAGCATTGGAAATGGCACGGATGCGTTCCGGTCTGAGTCAGCTAAAATTGGCAGCACGAATGAATGTAAATCGCTGCACGATAGCTAGTTGGGAGCAAGGAACTGCGCCAATCTCCCTGCCGATGGCTATGCGTTGGTTTACCTACTGCGGCGTATCGGCGGCTCGATACATGGACGCTTGCATTCATCCCGGCCTGCTGGAGCATCTGGAAGATAGCCTTTCCGACATGGAGAAACGGCAGATTCTCATAGATGCTATGATGGAGTGTTCCTCTTATGAGATAGATGCCTTGCTGTACATCCGGTACGGAGATCATGGCTCAGACCACATCGGTGTGCTGACGGAAATTCTGGCAAACCTCCACGCGCCGTTGAAGGACAGGGTTTCCGTCTGCCGGATGGTATCAGGTAACTACGAGATAGCACAGGCTACCGGAACTGACCCAGACCCGAACGGAACCGTTCCAAAAATGGAGATTCTTTATCAGGCACAGGACGCTGGAACGGAAGCAGCCATGAAGTCCAACGATTCCTATACCGTGAATCCCAATAATATAACTGGTTGATTGTCGAATTATCGCAGTTTTTGAAGAACATTTTGTCCACGTTCATCCACTTTTTGTACACGTTTCATGCAGATTAGGTATACCTTTACCTTGTCATTCCGTCCCCCATAGGCTACGAATCGACAGTATTTGCGTGGAATAAATAACGAATTATCGTTAATCTGTTGCTTCTGATTTGGTAGCTCGTCAATCCGTCCCCCATCGTGCAGATTAGGTATACCTTTCCATCCACTTTTTGTACACCTATCCGCAATCCGTCCACGTTTAATGTGACTAACGATGCACAGCTTCTCTTCGGATATAGTCTTATTTAGCAAATGCAGAGTTCAGTTATCCACAAACTGGAATGTAAAAATAAAGAAATTGTTGAAAATTATCATCATCGACTATTTAACGATGATATTTAACCTCTTGTTTATTTCTTGTTTAATATATAATATGTAGATGGGGGACGAAATGACAAAGCATGGGGGACGTTTTGTCAAGTCACGGGGGACAAAATGACGAGGACATGGGGGACGAAATGACAAAGCATGGGGGACGAAAATTGTTGACACGTCCCCCCTTCTTGTGATATACTGTTTTCAGACCATTAAAGGAAGTGAGTAGATGCCAAAAATATCAGACAACAACCTTGTCGAGAAAAGCAAATCGCTTGTTTGGGCGAAGTTCAGGGACTACACAGCAGGAGAACTTCGTCTGCTAGAGGTTTATCTATCGAGAATAAACCCGAGAGACCCAAGTAGCAGTCGTGTAGAGTTTACGCTTGCTGAATACAGGGAGCTTCTTGGTCTGAAAAGCCTTGATGCACGAAGGATTGAGCCGCAGATCAAGCACTTTTTGGGCAATACAGTTTCGATTCCTATTGACAAGGAGAAAGGAACGTTTGAAAGTTTTGTCTTATTCACGAGGGCAAAACTGGACTATGTACCAGAAACAAGGTCTTACGTCGTGGCAATTACATGCAACCCAGACCTTCGCTCCATCTTTTTCGACATTGCTGAAAGCGGATATGTTCGGTATCGGCTGCGTTACACGTCACGAATGAAATCACAGTATAGCATCTTGCTTTACTCGATTCTCCGGGACTGGTTGAATATGGACAACAAACCGCATGAAATCAGCCTGAAGAAGTTGAGAGAGCAGCTTGGCGCAATGGAAGCTAGCTACGATGTTTACAAGAACCTTCGCAAGCGAGTGCTTGACGTTGCGGTGGATGAAATCAATGCCGTGTCCGACATTGTTGTGACTTACGAGCCAGTTCTTGTGGCACGAAAGGCTGTGGCAGTCAAGTTTAAGCCCAAAATTAAAGCGTCTGAGAAGCTGATTGAAGCACAGGCAAGCGAAGTGCTGACCGAACCTCAAAAAGCCGTCAGAAAGCCCCGCAGAAGCGGATATGAGGATTTCGACTGGTCTGTGTGCGACGAACTGGAAAAGCAGGACTGCATTGACGTGGCAAAGGTGATTGAAAAGTGGATGAAGAAAGAGCATCCTGAAATCAAGCTGCCAAGACGAAGAGAGGCGGTTTACGACACGGTAAAGGCAGCATATAATGACATTTTGTCTTTGGATAGGTCTCCGTTCCCGGACAGACCTGTTGGCTATCTGATTAGAAGCGTAGACAAGGCAGGCGTTGTGGACAAGTATATGCCAGTGTTCTATTCTATCGAAGCGCTTAACAGCAAATAAAGAAAGAGTGATAAAATGGCAAAAATTATAGCTGTCGCCAACCAGAAGGGCGGTACAGGAAAGACCACCACAAGCACCTGTCTGGCTGGTGCGTTGCAGTTACTTGGCAAGAAGGTCTTGCTGGTGGACTGCGATGCCCAGTGCAACGCAACGGACACCTACGGCGCACAGACAGAGGACGTATGCACCCTGTTTGATGTGATGACACGGCAAGGCACGGTCGAAGAAGGAATCCAGCACTGTGAAGCCGGTGACATTCTTCCGTCCGACAGCGCATTGAAGGACATTGACGAGCAGCTTGTCCGGGACATGGGAAAGAACTTCCGCCTGCGAGAAGCCCTTGAAAGCGTGTCCGGGCAGTACGATTACATTGTGCTGGACACTCCCCCGCAGCTTGGTCTTGCTCTTGTGAACGCGCTGATCGCCGCCAACAGTATCATCGTGCCCATCACAGCAGACCGATATGCACTGGCTGGTTTGAGCCAGCTTTCGCAGACCATCGGCGATGTTCGCAGATACTTCAATCCGACTTTGAAGATTGAAGGCCTGCTTTTGAACCAGTACAAGAGCCGTGAGAACCTGTCCAAAGAGGTTGTAGAGCAGCTCCCTGTGATTGCACAGAGCATGGGAACAAAGCTGCTTGACGTGAAGATTAGACCGTCTATGGGCGTTCGCAAGGCACAGGCAGAGCGACACAGCTTGTTTAACGGTGACACGGCAAAGAGTACAAGTGCAGAGGATTTCAAAGAGCTGGCAAAGAAGATTGTAGAGGGGGATGTGTAGTGAATGTAGTTAGATATAAAGAGCTGGAAAAAGCTGAGTTTGAATTGCAAAGCAAATTCAGCTCGAAAGATGTTATGTTTTTCCGCCGAGGGGATGGAATAGACAATCCGATTTATTATGTTGTTTCGCAAAGACATTGTGGGGCGTTAAGTCCCGAAGAAGCCATAAAAGCCGGAAAAGTTTTGATTGAAGCTGGAAATGCGGCGAAATCTTTTCGGTACAACGGGTATTTTATTGATTGGAGTGACACACAGTGAAAAAGTCCAGCAAAAAAACATCCGGCTTGTTGGGCGGGTTTGATTTTCAGCCTGTTTTTTCGGAACAGACATTAAGCCGAAGTGAGCCAAAGGAAGAAGAAGTAAGCCAAGCAAAGCCGAACGAAGCCGAACAAGTGCAGATTAAACCCAGTGAAGCCGCAGACAACCATAAACAGCCTAATGAAGCACAGTTAAGCAGTATTAAGCCGAAGCAAGCCAAAGACAGCGAAACACAGCCGAACAATGCCGTAGTAAGCGAAAGCAAGCCAAAGAAGCTGAAACAGGCGAGGGAAGTTCAACGCCTTATCGAACAAGGCGATGTGCCCGGCGCACTAGCCGAAGCTGGTTTGACAAAGAAAAAAATCCCGATGCCGGAATCGCATCAGGGCGTTGCAAGTGGCGATGGCAAGCGTTCAAAGCGCATTACCATCCTTATGAGCGAGGAAGAGCGCAAATACATCAACCGTGAAGCGCGGCGGCACGGAATGACGATTGGACAGTTCGTGTACGCTCTGGCGGTTGCAGCGGCAGAGGGGAAGATTGAATTGGAAGATTTCTTGGAGGATTGACGTATGATTGTTTATAGACCTCATCGTGGCTCTTTGGAAGATGCCATGAAAGAAGTAAAAACATTTGACAACTGGTATCAGATGACACATTATATTGCAAATAATTGGAATTTGGCGGTTGGCAAGAAAGTGATAGACCCTGATGATATTGTTATGGACGATAAACCGGTCAATGATGACCGTGTTGGTTGGAAAGACATTCACATGGTTTTGGCAACTCGTATTGGGAACGACAATTTTATGGAAAAATACGGAAACCCGCAGTGTATCGGGTATTGCACTTACGATGTCTCAAGTTCCAAAAAATACTTAACACCGAAAGAAGTAGGGGGCGAAAACTTTTATTGGGTCAAAATCCAGTACGATGATGGCGAAAAATGCAGACACTTTCAAACTCCGTTCGTGTTGTTTGCGAATGACAAGGATGAAGCAAAGGCTAAAATCGAGCGAGAAGTCCTCGGCAAATTCTCCATCGTTGGCATAGTTGAGCTTGATAAAAGCCTTGTATTTCATCCGCAAGACTTATTTGACATAAAAGCAAAATCTGTACTTTGGGAATAAAATAGCCCCTGTGTAGCCGCAACAACCGCACAGAGAAGAAAGGAAGAATATGATGAAAGTAGAACACTCTAGCGAAACAGATTCATTGGCGTATGAAGAATGGGCTAAAGAACGGTCGGATGTCACAAATGTCAATTATGTTAAGACGGGGTGTATAATTTGGCATTCTATCGAGAAAGAAGGGCTCCCACCAGAACAAACTGACGAAAAATATATTATTTCTGTTGAGGATGGGCATACAGGGAAAAGTTACGTAAATGCCGCATATTTTATTAGGAATGGATGGTTCGACAGCACGTATACGGAAGAAGGGAAAATAATACCAGAATGCGATATTGTAACACACTGGGCAAATTTGCCGAAACCGGCGCAACTTCCAAAAAGGCCAAGATTCCCATTGAGTAATCAAACGCCAGAAGAAAGAGAAGCTGAAGCAAAAGAAAAAGCAAAGCAACTGCAAGAAAAAATAATGAAAGCGTTTGGTTATAACGTATAGAAAAATCCCCTGTGTAGCCGTTAAAAACTACACAGGGGCTCTGCTTTACTTATCAGCAATGCAATCCCAGTAGAGATATGCCTTGCCATCTGCGGCATCTGCGTCCTCAAGGAACGCCTTTGCCATATCGGCGTAGAAGCCCGGAGTGTCAACGGACTGGCGCTTTGCGACCTGACAATAATCCGAGTACATCATGTTCATAACAGCCCAGAAATCGTTCGGGTCACAGGTGATATTGCGCTGCTTGGCCACGTCCTGTGTCTGTTCCAGCGTCCAGTGACAACCCTTTGTGCCGTCAGCGTTCACCATGTTGTCACACCATTCCTCCGCTTCGTCGTGGGTGAGGTGCTGGCGCGGCATCTTGATGGAGCGGCTGTCTGCGCCGCCACGTTCGTACTGTCCAGACCGTTTATCCCAGTCGCCGTTCTGTGAGAAGCCGATTTGCGGCATCTTGCGCCCATACTCTACATCAGGGTAGCGGGGGATAGGGTAGGGGTCGATGTATCGGTTCTCTTCCTGCGGATAGTAGGGATAGCGGTCGTTGCCATCTTCCAGCTTACGCAGACGGCGTTCCATCTCACGCTCCCTGCGGTCACGCTCTTCCTCAAGGCGGTCACGTTCCGGCTCACGGTCTTTGTCGTGGTCACGGAGCATCATCATGCGGCGAAAATTAGTCTTGCCCATAATCTATACCTCCTCAAGAAATGGACGCGGGTGCGCCAGCGTGGGAACGGCAGAAGCAGCCAAGATACTTGAACGTGGCCGTGCCAGTGGCAGACGTTGCAACGCGGGTAGCATAGCGAGTGCGAGTGTGGATGCTCTCAGCGGTTGCCTGAGCGCAGTTACAGTCGGTCAGAGGGTATGCGGTCGTTCCTGCACCGATGGTAATGACCACGGGGGCGTTGATGGTGGTCGTGTCCGGTATGCTCTGGGCAACCACGATGCAATACTTCTCTCCGTTCTGGTATGCGCCAGCAGGGATATTAATGGTCAGCGTATCGTTGGCAAACGTCACCGCATCCGAGATGACGAGGTGCGGGCACAGACGGCAGCTTGTTTTGCAAGCCATAATGTTTTCCTCCTAAAAAATCAGGGGCAGAGGTGTCTTACCCCTGCCCCGATGGTTCACCCGGTGTTATCGGGGAGTACGTTGGTTAGCAGCAGCCGCAGCAGTTCACGCCCAAGTTGGGGTTCGCCACCTGATAAGCGGGAATCGGACGAGGATTGACCCGGTTCAGGATGGTGTCAGTCTGCTGGGACATCACAGTGGTCAGAAGCGCATTCTGACGATCCTGAGAAGCGGCGAACTTGAGGTTCTGGTTTTCAGCGGTCAGGGTGGCGATCTTATCCTGCGTGAAGTAGTCCATCATAGCGCGGTAGTTTGCGTTACAGTTGTCGATAACTGCACGGGTATTGTCTGCGATAGCCTGCCGGGTAGCGCAGTCCTCCGTTGCGATGGTATACTTCAGGTCGCCGATCAGCTGTTTGTTCTCGCAGCAGCAAGATGCAAGCTGCGTGGCAAGAGCGGTCTGACCGGCCTGCCGAGCGTTGCCCTCCTGCATGATGGCAAGGTTGATAGCGTTGTCACCGTTGGACACGCTGCGTTCCAAACCGTTCACCAGTTGTGCGTTCTGGTAGCCAAGCTGACAGATGGCGCTGTTCACGCCCGCAAAGCCGTTCGCGATGTTGGTGTTGACGCCGTTCATCTGCGCCAGCTGGTCATAGCCCAGAGAGCAGATACCGCTCTGGATGCCAGCCAGAGAACGGGAGGTATCCTGCTGGTAGAAGCCCTCAGACAGAGCCGCACGGGTGTCGTTACCGCCCTGCCCGGTTGCTCCAGTGCCGACCAGATAGGGGATGTAGGCGTTCATGCCGTTGTCGCCGCCGTTCCGGCCATAGCCGTTTGTGCCCCAGCCGAAGATGATAGCGAGGATAATAACCGCCCACAGACCTTCGTTGCCGAAGAATCCGCCGTTGTTATTGCCGCCGTCCTGCCCAGCCAGATAGCCAGTTGCAAAATCGTCCATAACAAAACTCCTTTCAGTTTTGCGTTATGCCATCCCACCGCCGTATGCGATGGGCGAAGCCAAACAAATGCGGTTTTTGTCAAGTCCGCAAAACTGAGAAGCGTTTCGCTTAGAGGGATGCGTTACCGGGGCAGCGTTAGGTTCAGGACGCTTGCCAGCTGGTTCAGGTCGATACCACGCTCTTTGGCGAGGTTCTGCGCCATCGTTCGGAGCTGTGCTTCGTTTTTGCCCTGAATCAGGTTCAGTCCCTGCATGATGGGTGCGCTCTGCCCACCCAACTGCTGGATAAGACCCATCGGGTTCTGCCCTGCACGAGCCAGATTTGCAAGCTGCATGATAGGGCTGTGAGTAATCATATCAAACGGAGAGGGCATCGCTTATTCTCCTTTCTTCGCTGCGGCAGTGGGTTTAGAAAAGCTCTTCTGCCACTTTTCCAGCTCATCCAGACGGTGGACGAGGGTGTTATACTGCTCAATAGGCACATACTGCTGCGTCGGTGCAGTGGTCTGCTGTGCCTGTTGCGCCTGCATCTGCCGCCATGCTTCCGGGCTGTAAAACTCCTGCACATAGGATTCGCAGGTGTCCGGGTTGAGCCGCTTGCAGTAGATCACGCCACTGCGCAAGTCTGGGCAGTAGGTCGGTCTGCCGTACAGGTCTGACGGTATCGCCAAAAACTCCTCTCTGCTGGAAACGGGTCTGCCGAGCAGCCAACCGCCATCTTGCGCCGACTGCTGAACAGGCTGCTGCCCATTCATCGGCTGCGGACGCTGCGGTTGTGCCTGTTGCATCTGCGTGTTTGGTAGGGGAGTGGTAAGGCCTACCGTTCCCATGCCGCCGTAAGGATTGACGGGTTGCTGCGGAACGTAGGGCGCTCCGGGTGTCGGATAATAGCTCATAATACATCCCTCCTTGTGTATCCAGTGTACCGCTTTAAGCTGCCGTAAGAGACAACGAACGCACAACGAAGGACAAATATAAACTGATACAGCTGCTACAAAATAGACAAAAAAATAAGGCAAAGTCTAGCAACTGTGCCTGTATCACTTGTGGCAGCTTTGTGGTATAATCAGTACAACAAAACCAAGAACATAGTTTTAGGAGGAAACGACTATGGACGCAAAAACCATCCAGAATCTCGGCAAACTGTACCGCCTGCTTGATGAGACCTGCTCCGACCGCGTGAATCAGGCAGACCTTGATAACGCTACGAGGTTTCCCGTGCGTGGCGTGATGATGAAAATCACGCTGGCGCACAAGCTCCACAAGATGACCCCGGAGCTTGACAACGCCTGCGCTTACGTCCTGAAGGATGTAGACCTCGAGGACGTGGATAAAAGCTTTGCGCTCAAAGCATTGCCGTTGCAGCAGCAGGGAATGTTCCAAATCGGATATATGTCACCCGATTATAAGACACTCGGCGTGTCTGCCGTCAAAATCAAAGTCGCCCGAGAGGGTGCTGGTCTGACCATCCGGGCGCTGTCAGAAAAGACCGGGCTGTCCACCGCAACCATCCAACACGCAGAAGCCGGAAAGCCCATTCGGGCGAAAACTCTTGAGAAAATCGCAAGCGGCTGTGACGTGACGGTTGCTGATTTGCAAGGGTAAAAGAAAAGCGCCCACACGGAAAAATCCGCATAAGTGCTTAACTGTTAAGGGCCTCACATTGGAAGCGAAAATAAAGTATCACATTTTGACTTGCAAGACAAGAGTTTCGGCAAAACTAGTGCGAATAAAGCAAAAATCCCCCACTTTGCCTACAAAGTACCCCGCGTGGAACGCAGAGCTTCGGCAAAGTAGGGGATTTTTACTCCAAAATTTTTGTGATGCCTTTCAGCCGGTAGCCTATCGCCGTCCGGCTGTAATGTGTCTGTGCTGCAATATCCGGCAGCGGGAGCCGCTCAACGTACCGCAGTAAGGCTATCTTACGGTCTACCCTCCCAAGCGGTGCGTTTTTAATCGCGGTAATCATCCTCTGCCGGTCAAGTCCTTGCAGCGCAGCGGGCAGCACTACGCGAGCCGCCGCCACAGGTAGCACCGAGCCAGAAAGGCTGCGGCAACTGTCCGGCGTTGCGCACCATATTGCCAATGACGGCAAAATGGTATGTTTTCGTGAGGCCACGAAAACGTGCGCAGACCATTTTCGTGATGTGCCGAAATTGCTCTTGTGCGGCGAACATCTCGGTGACGTCACCGAGATGGCGGTATGTAGTGCTTGCCATGATAACCTCCTCTTAACTCATGCTTAAATCAACATTTTCGATTTCTGCACGGACTTCGAGTGCATGGAGATAATTTCTCATAGTCGCTTTTTGCTCTCTTAAAAGAGCCAAAGAACAGGACGGCGTAAAATTCAAAGTTCCGGCCTCGTACTGGATAGTCATGCGGTGCAGCTTTTCATAGCGGATTTTGGTCTGGTAATACTCCGCACGAAAACGCTCTTTGTAATCGCTACTGAGCATCATTTCGACAGTGCTTCTCAAATCCATGTATTATGCCTCCTTACTGCTTTTCAAATGCCGCTTTCGTGCGGTCAAAGAAAAATTGAATAACGGTGCCGATGGTCTCATCGGTGATGGCCCAGCTGATGAGCCTGCCGTATTTGCTGGTACTCAGGGCGGCACGGAGCATCTTGACGACCCACGCCTTGCGCTCTGCGCCACGTTTCGTCCCCTGAATCTCCTGCTCTGCCCGCTCGATGAGGTCCAGAACCAGCGGTTTTACCGCTGCGCCATAGCCCAGTCGGACGCAGCCGAGGGCGTAAAAGATAAAGCCGCCCAGCATCAGCACGAGGGCCACAGGGGCAGGAATGACGCCCAAAATGTTATTGATTGTTGCCATATATTACTCTCCTCTCTCTTTTTCGAGGTCTGCAATGCGGTGGTTTGCCACCTTCATTTGTTCTTCAAGCACCGGGATGCGCTGGGCAAAATCGTTGTGTGTCCGGACTTCCCGGGTCAGCTCGTCCAGCTTAGTGTCGGTAATGGCCTGCTGTTTTTCCAGCTTGGCGTCCATGTTTTGAGCGGCCCTGCTGTTAGAGATAAGCACGCCGATCAGGCTCAGGCCGCCAGTGATGAGTGCTACGATGATCGCGTCGCTCATGCGCCCTCCCGGAGACGGGTCAGGCCCTTCTTTTCGATGATGCTGGGGTAGTTGAAGGTAGTGACGTTGAGGTCTACGTCGCGGGAGATGCCCGGCACGCGGCCCTTGCTGGTGTGCTGGTGGGAGTTGTACTTAAAGGTGACAGCAGGCGGTTTGCCCGTATAGTCGGCCAGCCAGACGTCCCACCGAGAGGACAGCCGAGCCATGTCCAGCTCGTACTTGTAACCGGTGTAGGTGTACAGTTGGGCGTAAAAACCCATCCGCTCCACCTGTTCCAGCGCGTAAGCGGTAAGGTTGGACAGGTCAAGCATGGACAGCTGCTTGAGCTTGTTTTCCTCCACGTCCACGCAGATGGGGAGAGAAAACTCCTTGCCGTACACCGCCTGCCGCAGCAGGGCAAGCTCTGCGTCGGCCATCGCTTCGCTGGTGGCGTAGGTGTAGTAGTAGACACCCACGTCCAGCCCGGCAGCCCGGGCGTTGCGGTAGTTGCTCTCAAAGAGCGGGTCAATGTACAACCCGTCCACCCGCTTGGAGAGCTTGCGGTTGGTGCTCACCGTCTTGAGCATGGCCCCCTTGTAGCCAGCCGCTTTGACCTTGCGCCAGCCGTCGAGGGTGATTTTGCCCTGATACCGGCTCACGTCAATGTAGCGGTAGGGCGGTGCGCCCTCCCAGCCGGGAGGAGCAGCGCTCTGGGTGTCCACCGTGGACACCGGGTCAGAGGTAGAGGCATCTGCCGCCCGGGAGAGGGCGGAGAAGAGGGAAGCGAGGAAGTTGAGGATGGTGTGCAGCATTTTAAGACTCCTTTT